GCTGTCGTCGAAGCCACGGTGCAACGTGCGCGACCGGTACTGTTGACAGCCCTGGCGGCGATCCTGGCGTTCATTCCCCTGACACACTCGGTGTTCTGGGGGACGTTGGCCTATACCCTGATTGGCGGTACGCTCGTCGGCACCGTCATGACGCTGGTGTTCCTGCCCGCGATGTACTCGATCTGGTTCAAGATCGGTCCCGACGCCAGGGCGCGGGCTGCAATAGTCAAACCGATGTAGCGATAAATGCAGGAAATCGAGGCCCGTTCTGGCGGGCCTCTTTGTCCGCGCACGTGAACAGCCTGGCGCTATTGGCTCGTCATTTCCAAACCCCGGAAACGTCCGCGTGAGCCCTTGGTGCCAGAGCTTATGAAATCGTGTACCAGTGGAAATGGATGTACTCGTCTTCATACTCCGCGAACAGTGAAACGATGAAATCCGTCTTCATTGAGTACATCAACAACGCTCCGACAAAACCTGTCGGCTCATGCAGCGGTTGCTTGAGCGGAGCAATCAAATCAATCGTCCGATCCACAATCATCTGATTGAAAACAGCTTCCGGGATTTTCTCAAACTTGGCGTCGGATACGTGTTGCGGGAAACGGCTGTCACTTTCAGGTCGCCAATCCAGGTACTCCGCCTGGAGCCAGAATTTCAGTCCGTCTTCACCATGCCGTTTGGGTGCGCGAGTTATTCTGATGGTCTCCTGCGACTCAGAATATCGAAAGGCGTCGTTTGGATAGGTGACGTAGTAGAGACCGCGATATTCACTTCGTGCAGCACTACAAATCTGCTGGTCACTCGATAGTTGATCGAAATCGCTTCTGTCGAACATGTAAATACCTGCGGTTTACTTCGTGCAATTGGGCTGGAGCGCGCGATGTTAGCAAAATAGTCTTGCCGATTTTTCCAGGAGGCGTCTTCACCCCGTTTTGGCCAGACTCAAAGCAAGTCTTCAGGCTGCATCGTCAGAATGATTTTCCCGACGTTCTCGGAAGACTCCATTCGGCGGTGAGCATCGGCAGCCCGTGATAACGCAAACGTGCTATCGACGACAGGCTCAAGGCTTCCGGCCCCTTCAAAGCGATCAAGCCAGTGCTCGCGGAAGCGCTTGATCATGTCGTGCTTCTCCGGCTGCGTACGCGACTTCATCACCGTACCGATGATTTGCAAATGGCGGTAAAGAATGTCCTCCAGCGCTACGGTCACGTTGCCGCCTGCGCCGAGGATGCCCACCTGAACCAGGCGACCGCCCTTTGCAAGGGATGCGATGTTGCGTGCGAAATAGGGCGCCCCGATAAAGTCGATGATGACATCGACGCCGCGACCCTGGGTTTTGGCGGCGATTACGTCAGCGAAATCCTGCGTCTTGTAGTCGATCGCCACGTCAGCGCCCAAATGCTCGACACGCGCCAACTTGCTGCCTTCGGCCGTCGCATACACCGTGGCACCCGTGGCATAAGCCAGCTGCACCGCGGCAGACCCGACGCCGCCGGCGGCCGCATGAATCAACACTGAATCGCCGGCCTTGAGCCGAGCCAGATGCATCATCGCTTCATGGGCCGTGACGAAGACCTCTGGAATAGCCGCCGCGTGTACATAGTCAAGCTGCGCCGGGATGTGCATGGCCATGCGGTAATCGATGCGTGCCAGTTCGGCGTAGGCACCGCCTCCGACCACGCCCATGATTCGATCACCTGCTTCGAACCCCGTCACCGCGCTACCTTTCCCGATCACTTCGCCGGCGATTTCCAGGCCGATGATCAGCGAGTCGCCGAAATTCGGATGGCCGTACCCACCGGTTCGATGCGTCAGATCCGCACGGTTCACCCCGGCGGCATAGACACGTACCAGCAGGTCGTCAGGCCGCACTTCAGGATTGGCGACTTCGACGAGTTCAAGGACGTCTGGCGCACCGAATTGTCTGATGTTGATGGCTTTCATTCAGTTGTTCTCCGTTTCGCTGAACGTGGCGTTGGCAATAGCAGAAGCAGTGATGGCGCCAGGGAAGCCCACATAGAAAGCCAGGTGCGTGATCGCTGCCGCCAGTTCGCCTTGGGTTACACCGTTGCCAGCCGCGCGGCGTAAGTGGGCAGGCAACTCTTCCGAGTGACCAGCGGCAATCAATGCCGCCACGGTGATCAGGCTACGGTCGCGCGGGGACAGCGCGGGATCGCTCCAGATTTGCGGATAAAGCGTCGAGTCGACGAATTGCGCCAGCTTTGGCGTGAACGCGCGCGCGGCTTCGCGAGGACTGCTGAAATTGAGCTTGGACATGGGCGAACTCCTTAAACCTGGCTGATGAATTTGTGGGTGAGATAGTGCTCGATACCTTCAATGCCACCTTCGGAGCCGTGACCGCTTTCTTTCATCCCGCCGAAGGGGAGCTCGGTAGCGACGATGCGGTATTGGTTGATCCCGATCATCCCGGCCTCCAATCCGTCCGCGACGTCAATGGCCGTGCGAGCGCTGGTGGTGAACGCATAGGCAGAGAGGCCGTAGGGCAGGCGGTTGGCTTCTTTCAAACCATCTGCCAGTTCATCGAACGGCATCAGCACGGCGATAGGGCCGAAAGGCTCTTCGTGCATCACGCGGGCATCCATCGGCACATCCGCCAGAACCGTGGGTTGGAAGAAGTAGCCTTCGCCTGACAAGGCTTCACCACCGACCAATACCCGCGCACCTTTTTCGACGGCATCGGCGACCAGTTCTTCCATTTTTGCCAATTGCCTTGGGTTGGCCAGGGGGCCGACCTGCGTGTCTGGATGCAGGCCGTCACCTATTCTCAGCGCTTGGGTCGCTGCGACAAAGTGATCGACGAAGGCTTGATAGGCACCACGCTGGATCAGAAACCGAGTGGATGAAATGCACACTTGCCCGGTCCCGCGAAACCGATTGGCGACACCTTCGATGGCGGCTTTTTCAATGTCGGCATCTTCGAACACCAGCACCGGTCCGTGCCCACCCAGTTCAAGGGTGATGGGCTTCACGCCTTCGGCAGCTCGTGCAGACAGCAGGCGCCCGATCGGCACTGAACCGGTGAAGGTCACTTTGCGAATGATCGGCGAGGCGATTAGATGGCTGGACACTTGATCCGGTACGCCAAAGACCACTTGCAGTACACCTTTGGGCAATCCAGCATCATCGAGTGCACGCGCAAGGGCCAGCGCTGTGGAGGGGCTTTCTTCACCTGGCTTGAGAATGACGCTGCAACCCGCAGCCAGCGCTGCCGCGAGTTTGCGTGCCGGGGTGATGGCCGGGAAATTCCAGGGCGTGAATGCGGCCACCGGGCCGATGGCCTGGCGTTTGACCAGTTGCAGCACGCCTGGTCGATTGGCCGGGACCACACGGCCATCGATTCGCCGGGCACTTTCGGCGAACCATTCGAAATACTCCGCCGCGCGGGTCACTTCATCCAGGCTTTCACCCAGCGGTTTGCCTTCCTCCAGGGTCATCTGCGCAGCAATCTGCGGTGCACGTTCGAGGATCAGGTCGGCGGCACGTTTTAGAATTTTTGCGCGTTTGTCGGGTACGGTCTGGCGCCACTGCTCGAAGCTCAGTCGAGTCACTGCCAGGGCGTGATCAAGATCGTCTGCGGTGGAGAGTGGGACGCGTCCGATTTCCCGGCCGGTTGCCGGGTTAACGACGGCGACAGTCTCGCGCCCTTCGGCGTTGAGCCATTCACCACCGATGAAAAGATAAAGCGGATCGTAGGAAGTCTTCATGATGTGGCCTTCAGTTGGTTGTGAGATTCGTATGAAGCTCGGTGCCTGATTGGCTGTGCTGCAAAGCCAGATCAGGAAGCTTGTGCAAACAAGTCTATGGAAGGAGGGCCCGTTGATTTAGTCGGGCCAAAGGGAATCATTGTTGTCCGCAGAGGTAATATCGGGCTGCGGGCCGACCGTGTAGCATCCTGAAAAAAGCGGTATCACGGGTGAGCGCCAGATCTACAGGAAGGTCGTGATGGATAAGCTTTCGAACATGTCGGTGTACATAAAGGTTGTCGAGATGGGCAGTTTCACGGCCGTGGCCAATCATCTGGACTCCACGGTCGGTAACGTATCGCGTGCTGTATCTGCGCTTGAAAACGTGCTCGACGCACGACTGTTGCAGCGCTCGACGCGGCGCCTGTCGGTCACCGATGCGGGGCGACGGTTCTATGAGCGCTGCACGAAAATTCTGGCTGATCTGGAAAGTGCCGAAGCCGAAGCCAGCAATGCGGCGCTGGAGCCTCGGGGAACACTGCGGGTGCATTGCGTTCCCGGGCTGGCTCGGCATCTGGTCACGCGGGCCGTGCTGGAGTACCGCCAGCAATTCCCGGAGGTGTCCGTGGATTTACTGCTTTCGCAACGAATGCCAAACCTGCTGGAAGACCAACTGGATGTCTCGATTCTGATCGCCCGAGCGCTGCCCGATTCCGCGTACGTCAGCCAAAAGATCGGTGTCAGCCACTGTGTTCTGGTGGCGTCGCCAGACTACCTTGCCCGGCATGCGCCTCTTGAGACGCCTGAAGATCTGCGTGATCACCAGTGTTTGCTGCTGGGTACGGTGGACTATGCGCGGGATGAGTGGCAGCTCAAAAGCAAGGCGGGGGACGCGACATTTATCCCGACAGGGCCGAGTTTCAGCGTCAACGATATGGATGCGATGGCGCTTGCCATTCGAGAGGGTGCCGGGATTGGCTTGCTGGCCGGGTTCACGGCCATCGACGACCTGCGCTCCGGCAAGCTGGTGCGGGTTTTGCCTGACTACCATACCTACGAGCGTAACGTGTATGCCGTCTATACCTCGCGACAGTTCGTCGATGCAAAAATCACGCGTTTCATCGAAACGTTGAAAGATCAGGTTGGCAGTCAGCTGGCAGCCACGGCCAAAGCACTTATCGGTTGAAACACTGCGGGGCAGAAAGGTATTTGCGCCTCGATGAAGCAACTTCCCGAGGCGCAATGATCGGCGAACAGGTTACTTAGCCCTGGCTGCAGCGGCCCATGACGTTATAGGCCAGTACGTGTTGTTTGCCTTGCGAATCCTGGTAGGTCATGTGTGTCGGTACGACTGCACAAATATCCGGCACCGGGTCTTCAGAGATGACCTTGGCGACATCAAGGTGGGTGCCGTAGCCATATTGCTCGACCTGTTGATTCTTGGCAGTACCGTCCTGTGCCGCTACCACAGAGCTGAAGCCCAAGAGTGCGACGATGATCATTGCAGTTTTCATGATGAGATTTCCTGAAGTAAGTTTGATCTTGCTGGCAGGACGAACTTTAGGCTTGAGGGTTTTGTGGAAACAGGAGTGAATCAGGGAAAGACTTTTCTACATTCCGAACACAATCGTCAGGTTTCGGACGTCAGAACGCTTGATTTTGGGACTGTCGGCTTTTGACTGAAAACTGCATGTTGAAGACAGCTGCCTCCCTCAGTTGCGAGGTGGAGACAACTAATTTTTTTTGGGGGGGGCGCCGCCTTGTCGGAAGAGCAGGGGGTGCGGAAGTGACCGAAAAGATGCGCAAACCATCCTGAGGGAGAGGAGTAAAATTCCTGGAAGCCAGAAACGACAAAGCCCTGAATAATCAGGGCTTTGTCGTACATAAGATGGCGGAGGCGATGGGATTCGAACTCATGGACCTGTTACAGTCGACGGTTTTCAAGACCGCTAAATAGATTCAATCGGGCTGCGCGTTATAGCTGTTTTTCGTTCCATTACTTTCACTTTTCAGCACCCCTACAGACCGCATTCTACAAGGGGTGCGCTTCGAGTTATGGAACGCATTTTTTCACTATTTCGACGGCTTCGCGATGGCCCCGACGCGCCGATAAACTCGCTCGGTGATATCGCCTTTCGTGTGACCCAGAAGCAGACTTGCATCGCCGATATCGCTGATTTCCGACGCGGCTTTCGGACGGATATCACGGAACTGGAACTCACCGATCCGGCTGGCCAACAGTTCATCACCCTGTTCAAGGGCGTCCTGTTTTGCCTTTTCCCGCGAAGCGTCCCAGCGCTTCCTCAGCATTGTGGCCGTCATCCGTTTACCGCTCCGGTTGATGATCAGGTAACTCGAAACGTGCTGGGCATTTCGCTCTGTGATTGCTGCGATCAGCTTGCCCAGGCTGTTTGATTCCCCGCCGGTCGTGATCTGGATGCGAAGCTTCTTCTGCGTCTTGTTTTGCTGAACGGTCAGATACCCGCCTTCAACATCATCCTTCCTCATGACCAGCACGTCTGCCGGCCGCTGGCCGGTCAGGTATGCCAGGTCCATCGCTTCTTTCAGCTCCTGAGCTGCCTTCTTGTACACTGCCTCCCAAACCACATCATTCGCGTAATAGTCCCTCGGCGTTTCCTTGTTCTTGCGCACGCCCTGACAGGGGTTTTCCTTTGTCGTCAGGCCCCACTCCCGGGCAATGTTGAAAATGTGGGAGAGGGTAGCGATCTCGCGGTTGGCCCTGACCTTTGCCGATCGGGCATCACGATAGCCGGCAATCGTTGCCGGCGTGATCGAGTCAATCGGCGCGCTGTCGAACATCGGTCGCAGCTGTTTGATTTCCGCCAGGTTGTCCTTCTGCGTGCGCGGCGCCTTCTTGGGCACCACGTCGCGGATGTACCGATCGAAGATGCCTTTCATGGTGCGCAGGTCGAGCGGCTTTTCCTTGGCTTCCAGCTCGGCCCACTTCAATCTGGCTTTATCGAGATCCTTGCCCAGTGGTATGTCTTTGCCGAGCAGGTCACGGTAGTAGTAGGCCGTCCAGATGGTACCGTTCTTGCGTTTTCGGGATCGTTTGTACATCCGTGGGGGAAGATGATGGTGCTCGGTCTTGCGGGGGCGCATATCAGTTCACTCGCGAATAGTCTGGCGTCCATGCCGGCGCGGCCGGTGGCGGGTTGGGGTCGGCAATCGTAGGGCTGATCATGCCCAGCTTCATGCGGGCGTACATGCGGCCCACCAGCGGGCGCTTGCCTCTGCTTTCGACGAACACCCACTGGCGATCAATCAGCCAGCGGCGTTGGTAGGCCCTGGCCTTGTAGCCGGTGAGCTCGGCCAATTCCTCGTCGGAGAGGATTTCGGTTTCCATGGGATTCTCCACGCCGCCGGCGGCGGCAGAAGGTTTTAATGAAGGGTCACGCTGTCCTGCCCTGGGGCGATGGCGCGAGCCTGTTGTTCGGTGCGGAAGGACATGTGCTGTTTGGTGCCGTTGCAGTCAGCGATCACCCACCAATAACCGCCGAAGCGGTGCGGGCCCTTGATGATCTTCGTGATGGTCATGGCGCACTTCCTTGCCCGAGTGGGCGGAGGTTACTGAGTGGCTTTCGCGATGGTTTGTTCGAAGCGCGCGGCGAGACCAGCATTTACCTCGGCCTTCGCCGTGCTCTCGTCAGTGCCTTTGTCACGGTGCAGCCGCTCGTACCGACGCAGGGTGGCGGCTGCCTCCCGTAGGTCGACCAGCAACTCGTCGCGCTCGGAAGTCAGCTTGAGGGCGTGCTGGCGCAGGTGGTCAGCGTCATCCATCCACTCCTGAGCCAGGATCTCGAAGTGCTCGGCTGGCTTCCAAGGTGACGGGATCACGTTCGATATCCAGTCGGTCCACATCTCGACGCTTTCGCCACGCGCAATACGCTCGGCTTTCATCTGGTCACCGCAGTCGCGGATTTCTTTTGCCCGCCGCTCTGCATCTTCCCTGTCCATGCAGGGGTATTCTTCTCCCGGGCCTGGGCTGTGAATTGCCCAGAGCTGCAGCGCTGGCTCGGCAAGAATGCCGCGCAGCTCGAGGATGTCGCTGGCGCTCGCGCCCGTTTGTTCAAGGGCTTTCAGGCCTTGCTCCGCTAAGGCACGTGGCAAGGTGACAACCTCGATCGCAGGAGCGGACGGAGCGGTGAGGATCGCGATTTGTTGTTCAATCGTGAGCACGGGAATTCCTCGCCCGCCGTACACCGGCAGGCTGTTGAGTAGGGGGAGGGGTTATAAAGCGAGTTCGACTTGTGCTTCGCGCTGCCAGATCGGGGAACTGTTGTGTGCTTCGATTCGATCCGCGATGACGTTGGCGCGCTGGCCGGCAGTGGGCGGGGCGTACATCCCGAAACGGCTGATGCTTCCGCCGTTCACTGCGGCGTTCGTGGAATCGGCTGAAGCGAAGGGAAGGTGCTGGAAAATCGCAGGATCAAGCATGCGCAGACCGTGTAGCCGGCACACCGGTCGGCCCTGATCGTCACAGATCGCGTCCATCGCAGCACCCATCCGCTTCCACCATGATCCTGTGCCCGGCGCAGCCCATTGCCCAGAACTTCCGAGGGCAACCGTCCGCCAGCACCTCGCCAGCCGCTGCAGCCGCTCAAGCGATTCGTGCAAGTGCCATACAGGCACGCCGCGAAGATCCTCTGGCCATTGCCGTACAAGTTCGTCGTTGGCCTCTTCATCACCATCAATGACGTCCGGAATAAGCGCCCAAGTGAATCCAGGGTGTCGGTGCCAGTCTTCGACCCAGCGCGTGTAGCCGTCGACGTCCACCTGGCCGCCTTTCTTCCACACAGTGAATGCGCCGTTATCGAAAACAAACGATTTGCAAACATCGGCGACGATGCCGAGATCGTCCTTGCGTGGGAACGGCACCAGCGCGTGCCGCCCGGCCAGGAACTTAGCGGCATCCTCGCGCTTACCGCCGACAGGCGTGCCGTGGTAATGAATCATCCGCTGAGCCTCACCGTTTCGATTTCCACGCCCTGGTGTGTGGCGATGATGGTCTGATCGCCGCCGAGCGTTTCGGACAAGCTGTCGGCGATTTGCTCGTGCCAGCCATGCTTGATCAGTGCCGTCGCCGTTTTGATGTGTTCAACATGGATCATCGATGTCGATCGCAATTCAAGGCGGTAGATGATCGTTTCGCCGTCGGCTGGACAGACTGCTGCGAAGGTGTGCCGGTAGATGTTCATCGCCACGGCCCCTTGTAGATGAGGTAGGCCATGTAGAGCGGGGAGCCAGCCGTGAGAACGGGGAGCAGAGCGGGGATCAGGAAGAACATGGCTTCACCTCCTTTGCAGCGCGCTGCTCTTCGTGGAATTTCAGCACCTCTCCCATGCCGGCGTTGACCCCAACAATCTCCCGATCGAAGTAGGCCTGGGCGTCAGTCTCGCCCTCCGGCGGGAGCTGACCCGGCCCAACCAGTGAGTTGTAAATCCACTCCATGGCTGCGACAGGGCCTTTCCCGTGCTCCTCCTCGATGAGCGCCGAACGCATGGCCAAGATGTAGCGGCCGAACATCAAATCCATTTCCTTGATCATGATGCGGCGTGTTTCGCTTTCGGCGATCAGTGTCAGCACTGCGGCAGGGTTGGCGGCGGCAATGAATGCCGCGTTCTTCAAGTTGTCCGGCCCCTGGCAATCGACAATCACAAAGCCACTGTTCAGCTGGTCGCTCTCTGCCGACATGACCTGTCGCTCGCCATCGGTGCACCACTTACCTTTTGTGGCCGCCTCGGCCAGTTGTTTCAGTTTTGAATGGACGCTCATCCGATCACCGCCTTTATGGTCAGGGCCAATGGAAGCCAGAAGAAGAGGGTGCAGCCGGCCATGCAGGAAAGGATCATGGCGATAACTCCAGCTCGGCTGGCGCGGTAGCGGCCAGGGTTTCGACGGCCAGGGCGTACACGTCCGGGTGCTGCTTGTCGAAGGCAGGCATGTGTTCAGTCTCGATCCAGGTGCCGCGCACGGTTCCCTTGGCTAGCCATGCCGGCTTGATTCCCGGCGCCTGCGTCCACGCGGTGACGCCGATGCCGTGGCTGGCGATCTGTTTGGCGGTGATGAAGCCCTGACGGCGCAGTTGGGCCAACACCTTCAATGCCGACTCTTTCCACGGTGTCAGGCGCACAGGAGCCGGCACCCCGGCAGGCAGTTTCGTCGCCAGCACTGGCACCTGGCAGCGTTCGGGCGGGTTCCAGTCGAACATGTACCAGTCATAAAACGGTTGGTGATCGCTGACCTCCAGCAGGGAATGATCAAGGCTGAAGGTGAAGGCGTCACCGTGGCGCGTCCAGCTCGACCTCGGCACGAGGACCCTCACGCCGAGGTGTTCCAGCATCTTCACGATGCCTTTGCTGGCATCGGTGATCTTGCTCACGATCACCAACCGGTAATCCGGCCCGGCACGACCGTACAGCTCGTCGCCGCGACACGGCAGGATCTGGTCAGCCACCTTGGCGTTGAGCTGCATCTTTGCCTCGACGCCGATCTGCCGGCCGTCCTCGTGCACAACCAGCACATCGAAGCCCGCGGCCTCGGGGTAGCACGTCCAGCCGGGCAATTCGTTGAACTCCTGGATGAACAGCGCGCAGAGGTCAGCCTCCTTTTCGATTTTCTCGATAGGCATTTTTCGTCCTTGCCGCTATAGCGGCTGACTTTGAAGGGGGAGGGAGTTACGGGTAGTTGGTGCTGATGCGCTGGGCGATTTCTTCGAGCTCACCGGCAATTTCAAACATTTGATTGTTGTCGCGTCGGGACACAACCGGGGATCGCTGCACGTTGCGGCCGCTCAGGATCTTCGCGGCCAGCAGGATCAGCCAGGCTTCGAACTTGCGGCGGATGAAGCGCTTCATGGTCATTCGCCCTGGTTGGCCAGCATGTTCAGGCGCATGCCTGATGTACCGGGGATCTGATGATCTCGCTCTACGAACCCGTTTCCTTTGCATTCACATGTAACGTCACCGCAGAGAATTCCATTCTTGCAGCCGACCATCAGCGGCCTGATGCAGAGATCGCGGAGTGCACGGAACTGGCCGAGAGCAAGGCGCAGGTCATCGTGCATGCCAAAGTCGCGAGCTGGCACATGTGAGTTGTCCTCTTCGCCGGCATACAAGTCGGCCACCTTCGCGAAGGGCTCGGCAGCGGCGGCCAAGTCATCAATCCGCTGATCCGCTGCGTTCAGGCGCTGCTGCAGGGCGGCATTCTCGGCGGTGACCCGGTCGAAGTCGGAGGCCAGAACATACCGCACTGACTCATGCCCGCATTCGCACGCATCCCACACATCGTCCTGACACCATTCACGGCCGCGGAGCTGGCCCTGCTCCTGGCAGGCCGGCCCGAGGTAAATCACTTTTGGCTCGCTCACAATGAACCCCTTCAATTGTCTGTCCCTGTGTAGGTGCGCCAAGGCACCTTCACGCCGTTTACGAGGAATCCCCAGTCACCGCGCCACTTGCTGGTGATGAAGAGAGTGAAGACGCCGCCGGGGGATACCTGGTCGATGCGGTGGTATTCGCCGTGGTTGAGGCGGGCGGTGTCGCCCTCGGAGCGCTGAATCCATTCGCAGGCATCGCGCATGAGCCAATCAACCCACTTCTGATTAGGCGGCGAGACCATCCCGTCCATAACTGCCTGCTTCCACTCCTCGCCGGCAGGCCGCTGCTCCGTGTACCAGCCGCGCAGGATGATCGTTCGGGCGTTCCATGGGTGATCGTTCGGGCGTTCCATGGGTGATCGTGCAGATCCCGGTCGTTGTCCTCGCGCAGGATGTGGTGGATCCTGAACGACCACGGGCACCACCAGAACGTCGCCTTGTGCGTCTCCCGGCTGTACGGGTTGAACAGCCACCAGCGGCCCATGTACATCTCGGTGCCGTCGGCGGACATGATGTGCTGGTACGGGGTGAGCTTGGCGCGGGCGATGAGCCAGTCGGCGATTGCCGGGCGCGCGATTACCTTGGCGAGGATTCGCCAGAAGATGTTCAGCATGGATGGCGTCCTATGCCGGGGCATGCCCGGTGCAATAAATTGATGTTTAATCGCATTTACAGAAAATTTCGATGCTCTTAGCCAGAATTTTGGTTGATAAGTGGATTGACGGGCGTGTGCTATGATAGGTGCAGGTGTCCAGTGTCTTATAGTTAGTACGAGGTCTTAATGTTTGAAGTTACATGTAAGGGGCCGTATCCAGCATTTCGCACAATCGCCCAAGGAATCAGCTTTGGAACTATTAATAAGCCGATAGTTTTCGAAGTAAAAACAGAGACGATTGCTGTTCCTTTGCTTGTAAATTTTTATGTTAGGCACGATCCTGAGAAGGCAAAAGCTTTATTTGTTGTTAATGACATGACAGAAGGAAACTCAATCGACTTGGAGTTTTATAATATTGTGCAAGGATCTTCTGGGTTGACGTCGCCAGCAAGTATTGCGTCTCTTAAAGATGTGGAACTGCAATTTTTCTTTCAAGTAGATAAGCCTTTTGAAGGTGATAACTACAGGCTTAGTTACCAGTTTTTTGAGACTGAAGTTGTCGGTAATCGCTCATGAAGGAATGGCAGACTTATACGAAATCCTCTCAGGGCGCGAGTCAAGGTTCTGGTCAGCCATCTGTGAAAGAGTATCTTTTAATCAAGCTCTCCGACAACTGGATTGCTGTCGCGGTGCTGGTAGTATTTTTATTTTGCGCTGTAGCAGGTTTGATATGCAGTAATTCACAAGGCACAGAGATGGCAGAGGCCAGTAAATGGTTCTTTGATAGCGCGAAGCTTTGTCTTGGCGTATTTTTGGGACTTCTCAAAAAATAACCGATCGGATTTTATATTCGATGTAACTATTTGCGTTCAGCGCGGCATGGGTCGAATCAGGCGCGCCGGACTTTAAAATGCAACATCGCCTTGATGCTGTGGCAGTAATCCTGAAGCCGCTCATAGGCCTTGTATTTGGCCTGGCCTCGAGTAGCAGCCCAGACCCTGACCAGGTCTTCGCGGGCTTCCCGGTTCCAGTCGAGATCATCCCAATCGTGTTTGAACGGTAGGACCAACCACTCTTTGAGTGGCAGCGATTCCGCCATCTCGCCGTACTGCATTTCATGGGTTGGGTGATAGTTGCTGATCCGCTTCTTCGGGTCTTCGTCCAGCACCACGCCGATGTAGTGGCCTCGATCGGCCAGGATGACGCCGGGCTTTCCGTAGGCGATTACGCGGCGGCCTACTTCGGCGGGCACCTGATAGTGCTGCCGGACATATGCGCAGTTGTGGCTCATGGATTTCTCCAGTCAGGCGCCGCCCTCCGTGACCGGTGGTGGCAATTTTGTTAGGGATGGGGTCTGATGCTCCTCACGGGTTGAGGAGGATAAAAATGAGCACAGTACCAGTATGGGTATCTTTAGTTACGGCAGTTTTGGGCGGAGGGATAATTTCGGGAAGCATTACGTTCATCCTCGAAACTAAGCGCTCAGAGAAAAACTTGCTCAGAACCAAGCTTGAAGAGCTGCACACCGCTTTTGATAGGTCCTCGCGAAATCTAACCGTAATTCACGAGCTGTTAAGTCAATATGCGAAAGGTGACACCGATATACATGGTTTTCTCGCTGAGTCATCGAGTTATGTAGAAAAGTTTTCGGAGCCTACGACTGAGCGCGTATCCGCCCTTTCCGCTATTTACTTTCCTGACCTGATTATTTGTGACAAATCATTCAATAGAGCGAGAGAGCGATTCATCGAATTAATGAACGATCGTATTCGACTTGTGTCGCGTCCAGAGGGCTTTGAATCTTTGGTGGAGGAATCATACGAATTTCTCAAAGAGATGGACAAAGCGATGCGTCAAGCTATCTACAGATCTGCTAATAAACTGAATTTGTCAGCGGCTACGCGCTTGTTCCAAAGAACTGGCCTTTCGGGCAGATAACCTCGTCACCCGGGTCAGCGGCGAGTTCGCCCATGCTCTTCTCGTAAAATGCTCGCGACACCTTTTCGCTTGGCTCATAAGGTGTCGTGACATTCCGCAGCATCTTGGCCTGAGTTTCGAAGTCAGCCGCGATCAGGTTCCGCAGCAGGTTCTGATACACCTCCTGCTGGTTGTTGAAGCCGTGGGCGGCCATGACCCGCTTGAGGTCTGGCTTGAACACGCCGGCGACCTCAACCGTAAACTTCTCGACGCCCAATGCAGCGTCCTTCGCTGCTGCCTTTTCGCGCTTCTTGCGCTGCTTGATGGCTTCCGCTGTCAGCGGCGGCTCGACCGGCGCAAGTTCCTGTTCTTCGGCCATGGCCTACCTCTTCAATTCCGCTGGCCGGCAAGTCCAGCCAGGTCTGGCGGCGGCGCGTGGCCGCCCGCTTAGTGGTTCGTTTCATCGAAATGCGGACTTCAGCTTCGGATAGTCGATCTTGTGATCCCGGACAATCCGATCCAGCATGTTGTAACTGATCGCCAGAGCCTTGCAGCACTGGCTTCGGTTCATGCCGCCGGCGATGCAGTCCCTGATTTGACCGACCAATCGTGCTTCCAGGTCGGGCGGCGCTTTGTTTGGCGCCGTACCGGTCTTCTGTCGCACGTGGAACTTGATGCCATGCTTCGAGGCGATCGCCTTGAGCGTGGCCAGGGCGATTCCCTCCCGCTCGCAGATCTCGTTCCGGGTCATCGTTTTGGCCATTTCGCGGATCCGCGAAACCCGCTGAGTTGTTTCGTCTCTCACCTTCGGCCGTTGGAAGGTTGGCGGATGCTTCCGATCGGAGGTGCTGGTGAACTTGATCGGGGCAGGTTTTGGCACATCGATCTTTCCGCCGGCAGCCAGGAACTGGGCGATTTGCTCGGAGAGCTCGCTGGAATCCTGACGCCGCTGTTCGACGTCGTTGAGGTGGTTGCTGATCATTCTTAAGCTCCCAATCTGTGGGCCTGTGCCCGTGCTCTGTCGGCGACTTCATCAACCATCCTGCCGAGTTCCAGATTGAACTGGACCAGCTCTTGATGAAGTATCGCGATGTACTCGTCATCGCGTTTGATGGTCTCGATGTACAGCCGGCAGTCTTCGTCTTGCCGTGGATCGAATGACAGAAAATCCCACCATTCCCGGCCGGTGACGAACATGCAGCCTTGAACCTGCGGCTTGTGTTCTTCGGGCATTCCTTCGAGCCAGGTGCGGACGTGAACGGCTTCATTGAATGGGCACTTCGACTCAATGCCGCCGTCCTCGCCAATCAAGCCGTCCGGCGAGCAGCCCAGCCAGTCGTATTTTGGGTGAACCACAAAGCCCGATTTGATGACGGTATTTCCGGTGAGAATTTCGTAAAAATCGTGGCTCGACTGCTCGACTTCTGTGCCCCAGGCCATCGACTTGCTGCTGACCGAATGCTTCGATCGGTTCGCCAAGCGTTCAAAGGCCAGCTCACGCATGTAGGTAGTTCGGGCAGCAAGTGGCTTGCGTTTGCCATGCTTATCACGATCTCCCCAAGCGATCACATCCTTGAACCTGCTGGCTGTCAGGCGCCCGCTGCGGTCCTGGTGCCACTGCTCGGTGCGCTGAAGATCTACAGCGGTGTTCATTGGCTGCCTCCTTGCTGATCGCTTTCAGCATGAGTGTCGGCGCTTTCGTTGACGGTCGTGAACTCCGCATCTATGGTCTGCGCAATCGTCTTAAGTTCGCCGTGACGGGTTACGCCAATGGCGCCGCGCTGCTGAGGTTTCAGCGCCTTCCAGGCTTTTTCGTAGCCGTCAATTCCTTGCTCCTGAGCGACCTTTTTCAACTGCTCGAACAGGTCTGCGGTTGCGTCGGTGGTGTCACCTTGAGGAACTGACGCGGCACCTACGTCTGACGGCTTTTCGTTGGTAGATCTCGGGGTGACGTCTGTTTCCGGAAGCGTATAGCCGTCGTCCAGCTCGTCGCGGGTGTACACGCCCAAGATTACGTCAGGGCAATACAGGCGAGCCCACTTTTTGAGGGCTAGGTACGCGATCTGCTGCTTCGGATCGTCCGCCCATAGCGTAGAGTTTCGGGTTCGTGCCTGAGTCATCAAGGTTGTCAGTTCGCGGGGAGCGTCTTCGCCAACGAAGGTAGCCCAGACGCGGACGCCAAGGCCTTTCTCGTCGTTTATGTTCCAGTTTGGAACGCGGTATTTCTTCGGCTGTCCGTGATCATCCGTTTGCTTTTTGCTTTCGATTTCACGGAAGTTGCCAATGATCTTGTCCCAGTCGCCAAACCACTCGTAATGGATTCGATCAAGGGTCGGTGCTCGGGTGGTGATTACCGCATTGACTAGCTGCGCTTCGTAGCTCAGTTGGCCACCGTTGACGATGAACGTCTTCTGCGCCACCTGGAAGGGGTTCATACCCCATTGCATGGACTGCATGATCACCGCCATGCAGTCGGCGGTGTTTCCGTGGAAGTGTTTCGGCAGGGTGGTTTTGCCACCTGCCATGATGCCTGCGAGCTCAGTCATCGATTGCATGCTGTCGCGATTGAGGATCAGGCCCGTCGGGCTGGTGTCCATTGGTACGGTAGCAATCTGGGTTTGTGCGTTCATCGTTAACTCCATAGCCGACGACTTTGGTCGGCCTCCGGGGTGAATTCGGGTTCGTCAGAACGACAGGGCGCGCAGCCAGGTCGATGCCTCGTCATTGGTCACGCAGAAGGCCATGGCCACGACCTCGACCACTTCGCTGGCGCTCGGCATGTTCGAGTCAGCGGCAACTTCTTCCTGGCGTGCGGAATCAGCTTCTGTCACAACCGCTGGTGCTGCTTGGGTTGCTACTGGAGTCGCGACGACTTCTGCGACTGATGCAGGTGCAGCAGCCTGCGCGCGCAGGCGAGCCAGTTCTTCTTGATCTCGCTGATGCTGAGCTTCCCGTTCGCGCTGTTGGCGCTGCTGTTCTTCCTGCTGCTCACGTTGCTGGCGTTGCTGCGCTTCCAAGTCGCGGCGCTGCTGATCCAGTTCGTCTTGCTGTTTCTTCAGTCGCAGGCGGTCTTCCTCGGCGCGCTGCTTGCGCAGTTCCTCGGCCTCCGCGTCGGCGATGCGCTGTTTCTCGCGCAGCTCTTCGAGTTCTTTCTGTTGAGCCGCCAGCTTGGCCGCGGCTTCCTCGCGGTCAACAGCAGCCCTGTGCAGGGTTTCGAGCTGCTCAATAGCGTTGTTGCGGGCGATGGTGCCTTCTGCTTCGAACTCGGCATATTCCTCGGGCAGGATTACCGACTCTTTGACGTTCTGCAGGACGTTTGCAACATCGGCAGCGCTGCGAGTTGCGTAGGCGGCAGCGACCGAGCTGAACCGCGTGATTTTTGTCCGGATGCCTTCGACACGCTCAGCTTCAAGACGCTCACGTTCGGCCTTGGCATCAGCCGCGCGCTTTTCCTCGGCCTTGATTGCTTCGTCGACAGGCGCTTCGATCGCCAGCACGCGCTCCTTCAGCGTTTCACCAAATTCCTTCACTTGGTTGACGCGAGCCTGGGCGTCTTTAACCGCTTGCTGATAGGGAACGAGTGCCGTTTTGGTTGTGTTGGCCAGGGCATAGCGGACATCGCGAATATCCACGCGAACTTCCTTCGCATTCGCCAAACCTTCACTGGTAGAGCAGTCGACAACCAGGTTTGCGTAGGTCGTTTCCAGGCGGACGATTTGTTCTTCATGCGGCCGGTATTCGGCGATGTCGGTGACAGCAACCGCTGGCGGTAAAGCGCTCTTTTCTGCTTCGGCCGGGTTCATTTCGAAGGATTCCTGCGACGGTGCTTGTTGGGCTTTTGCGGACATGACGGTTCCTTGCCGCGCCGAGCGCGGCGTTCAATGCTTTGTTTATTGGGTGATTGGTGCGACGCGATCAGCGAGGGCGCTGAGCAGCATCAGGAAGGTGAAAACGCCGATGGCGGAGAACGAGCCGCGCTGGATCAATATGCGGCGGGCCAGTTGCCGGGAGGTCACCGGAACACCCGGTAGGTGGTCGACTGCGGAGGCTGGCAGGTGCTGGAGGAGTCACGCGCCACGTTGTAGCCGGCCATGATCAGCAGGAGGCCGCCGGCGAAGACCCAGAACATGATCTTCATCAGGAGAGCCTCGCGATAAGCATTCCCCGGCGCGTCCGGATAGTGATGCGGGTTGGCAGATCAGCGACCAGAAAAAAGCCCTGACGCTGCAGGGCTTCGGTCATTGCTTTGGCATTGCGGGCGATGATGGTCATGCGGCAACTCCCTGCTTAAGTTTTGCGTTGAACGAGGCGTAGATCTGGTCAATGCGCGCCCGGTAATGCCGATGCTCAGCGTCGTCGATAGCGCGAAGCATGTAGGCCAGGGTGATGCAGGACGTGGCGGCCGCGCTTGCGTTGGGCTTCCCGAGGTCGCGGATCATGTTGTCGATCTCACCCTCGATCCAGGTGATCGCCGTTCGATGGTCACGCTGCTGGACGTTCATTTCAGCCCCCAGAACTTGCCGTACGCGACGACAGCGGCGGCAACGCGCTTCGCCCGCGCCTGCAGGTCGAGCTTTTCTTGCGCATCCCGCTCGGCCTGCAATTGCGTGCGCTTCAGCGCTGCCGCTTCGTAATCGTGGAAGTCCTCAGCCTTCGGCGCCCGTGGTCGCCCCCAATCGTCGTAGCGCCTGTCCCACTCTCGGGCCTGCGCACTGTCTGCATAGCTGGTTGCCATGTTCGCCTCCGTGGTGGCGGGGTGTTGATCCAACAAAACTCGGATGCACTCATCCGCTCCGCTGGTTGCCGTTGGGCGCGGAGGGGAGTGCATTTGGGATTGGTCGGGGTATTGATGACTAGCTGCGCGGGATCATTGCGATGCGACGTGCAGAAAAAAGCCCGCGTGACAGGCGGGCTTCAGGGGGCAGACTTCAGAGGCAGTCGGATTTGCCTATCTGAAACTCGGCTACCGGTGAACTGGTTGAATCTTTGTACAGGAGGTCAACGGAAAGACCCGATTTCACGAATTGCCCTAACCCTTTTTCGTTACAGAATGCAGTAGCTGCAAGCGCTTTTGCGTCCTTGGTGAATTCATCAGAATCGATTTCGTCTTTCGTGACTTTTGTGAGTGTGTAAGAGATACGCATGACCTCATCGCTGTAGGTCACAGAATCGACGCGAGTTGACTCGTCAGATACTTTTCCGGACTGGGCGCCCATGATGAGTGCGAGTCCTTTGAGCTGGCGTTCCCGCTCCTCCTTTTTCTCTTCGGGGGCAGACTGTGTGTGCCATACCTGAGCCAAGATAAAGAGCAACGTCGTTGCCGAAAAAAAGATTATCAATCCGCGATATTGCTTCAACTGAGATCACCGTAGCGAAAGGCCATCATCTATTGGACCATGCCGATTGCACCATCTCAAGTTGGAAAACGTCATAGCGAAGCGGTGGGGCCGGCGGTGGAGTCTTATTCCAAGCCACCGGCAACGGGCATGGTCACTCTACGGTGCAGATCCAGAGATGGTTATGCCGGTATGGCGCGCGAGTAAAGTGAACATCTGAAACCAGATTCATGCCTCGCTCTTGCAGCGCTTCGGTCAGTTGTACGAGTGTCTCTGCTTGGATAGTCATTGCTGTCACCTCGTCAGATTTACTGCGTTCATAATTCTTGACCGAGCGGGCAAGTTGCTAATTCATTTTTTCTACTTCTGCGATTGTTCAATCCATACCGCAGAGCGCTCCCTGACTGTCCCCTTCATCTGAGATTTAGGGCAAGGAGTGCTCTGCGCTATGGATTGATGCCGCTTAAAAAAAGCGGCATCAGTAACTCTTTGGGAATTGCTCGCGCCTCCTACCGGGTCATTCGCCAGTTCGGTCAACACCTCGTCCGCCGTCGCAGTTCTGCGCGTTGGTAGCCTTTCGGGGCTATCGGATCGCTGGTCGCCAGTAGTGGCAGCGCGATTTTGTTCACCTGACTTCATCTCGCCCCACAGGTGTGGCCGGGGCTGACCTCCCAGCGTGAGCCGGGTAATCGTTTATGGCGCGGGTTGTTAAAGAGCGGCGCGGCTTTCGCTGCTGGGCCGTTGCTGTCTTGGCTTGCGAATAAAAGTAGCAGTGCTGCTATTTAAAGTAAATAGCGCTGCTAATAATAATTTTCTCGCACACGGAAGGAGCCCGCGTTTGGCGGGCGTCATAGGGGAGGGGCGCAGCGAAACTTTTTATTGCACCGTCAGTCGCCGACATCGAACCGCCACCTAACGTGCGGCCTCTACCGACTCACAGATCATTAGGTGAATCGCCATGAGAGTCGAAGAGAAACAAAAAGCACTGTCTGCTTGGCGCAAGCTGTTCGAGGAGCCCGAGCTCAGGATGGATGCCGAAGAGCAGTACGATGAGTTGCTCAAAATGGCAGACGCCATGGAGCAAGATGGCTTGATCACTGCAGGTGAGTGGCGTCAGCTGGTCAGAGAGGCTGGTACGAGGTTCGCTCAAGCAACTGAAGGGCTCGGAGGCGGAACGTAGGAGGGGGGCAGGAAGCTCGGCCTTGAACGGAAGTATTGCGCTTGATCGGAAAGGCTGGGGTGCCGACTTGCTGCAAATCTAGGGCGTGCTATTATCGGTTAACGGTGAAAAAACAAAGAAAATCCAGATTGCGGGAATCGATCAAAATATGACCAAGGTAGATATTCAAGAAGAAGTTGAAAGCTTACTGGTAGCTCATTTCCCAAGAGATTTTTGGGTCAGAGCGTTGGATGACCTGCATGCGGCATATGGTATGGCGTACGACACCATGACCGTTCGTTTGCAGCTTCATAAACATGAACTTTTGCGGGCTTTGCCGCAGGCTCGTCACTACAAACTGAGCTCAACCATGCGGAGCATCGCTGAGTCGTCTGGGCTTGAAGTGCTAGATTTGAAGGCAGATAACTCGGGAGAGAATTACGTTGTATTACGATCTGGACCTCTTCAGCTTGGTCGAATTGGCGTGAATCAAGGTAGCTCGCTGCCTCGGGGGGCGAAGCATCGAGCGCTGATTGCAGCATTGAACGCAAGGCTTGAGGGTGTCACACATGATTTGTTTTCGCCGACTGTTCACATGATTCCCTCAAGCACGCTTGGATTACTCTTGGTTAACGTAAATCCTAAGCAGAACCTCGATCAGGACCGGATGATTGATCTTCAAGTCGGCGTTCCATACAGCGATCTTTCAGGATGGCACTATCTTCAGCCATGTTCGAAAGTTTTGACAAAGTATTCAGACCTGCCTGCGGTAGAAGAGCCGATGGTACTGACAGATAAAGCGGTTATTCGATTGAAAGAAGTAATTAGCGAAATCGAAGCATTGGAATCCAGAGATAAGTCATGAGAGTCGGCGTTTCAGGTTTTGTCCCTGCTCGCCTCACTCAGGCGCGAGTATTGGCTTCATTGACCAGGCTTGAGTTGAGCGAGCGCATCGGTAAATCCTCTTCTTCTATTTCGCGATGGGAGAAAGGAGAGAGCGCTCCCGAGTCAGAGGCTCTTGAAAGTATTTCTTTTGTACTTGGTTTTCCGGTTGCCTGGTTTACTCGTCCAATCTCCAGCAAACCACTATCGCCCGTTTTTTATAGAACACTAGCGAGCACTAGTAGCGATCTGCGTGGGAAAGCTGGAACAAAGATGGACTGGCTGCAGGAGATTGCTGGCTATTTTTCTACTTGGCTCGACTGGCCAGAATTGAATTTACCTAGTTGCGAGGTTACCGATCACCGAGAGTTAGATTTTCCCGAAATAGCGAGAACTGCTTTAAAGTGTAGGGAGATGTGGGGTCTTGGACTCGGTCCGATAGCTGACTTGTCCATGGCAGCAGAGGGTGCTGGGATAATCTGTGCTCACGTCCATCAAGGCAACACCAAAATGGACGGTCTGTCTCAGTGGGACGAGTCTCAGAAAAGACCTTTTATTTTGCTTTCTAACGATAAGGGTAATTATTACCGCTCTAGATTCGACCTCGCACATGAGATCGGTCATGTAGTTCTTCACAAAAATATTAAGACATTTGACATTTTGCATCTCAAAGAGATTGAAAAGCAGGCAAATTATTTTGCAAGTTGTCTGTTGCTGCCTGAGGAACTTCTGTCTGTAGAGCTTCCTAGATACCCATCTCTAGAGAATTTGCTTTCGCTGAAGCGGAGATGGAATGTCTCTGTAGCTGCAATCATTTACCGAGCTGAGAAATTGCTACTAATAAGTGAGCAGGAGGCGTTAAGGCTTAGGAAAAGCTACTCCGCTCGCGGGTGGATGAAGGGCGAACCACTCGATACTGATTATGCTCTAGAGAGCGTTCGGTTAATGCCGAGAGCAATAAACGCCATTTTGGATGCGAATATAAAAACAAAGGTCACGATAGTTCGAGACTTGATGATGCCTGTGAAGGATGTTGAGCAGCTTTGCGGACTCGCTGACGGTTTTCTAGCATTTCAGCCTAAGATACTTAGTAATCCACTTCCGAAGCTTAAGAGCCCCCAAAATGAATCAGGCTCTAATGTGATCGAGTTTAAAAAGAAAGGTTAAATTCATGCTTAGGGCTGGGGTGCGAACTGCCCGCAGCTTTTTGTAAGGTGGGAAGAAATCAGCGCTAGGTCTAAAGTCTTCGCTCAATCTTTCCCGCTTTCACCTCTTGTCCGTACCGTATAAATGGTTGAGCAGCATCAACTCAACCACAGCCACGAAAACGCACAACACGAGGAATCCAGCGCTGAAAACGCGCTTGCGATCGGTCGAGCCTCCGCCATCCCAGCTAACGCCCGATTCGCTTGCAGTCAGCATCAGGAAGACCAGCCAAACTAGGGCCCATACCTTGCCCCAGAAGCTCAGATTTCTGAATGAGGTCATTCTAGTTTTCCGTGTCCTGCTCAATTCGGCCGATCATTATTGCTTCTGCATAATCCGCCATCTTGTCCTGAGGTCCCGGACGTCAGCGCGAATACATCGCCCACCAGAACACATGCCCCAGGATCGAGATCTGCTGTTCCTGGATCTGTTGGAACGTGTAGTCCTCGTCCGGATGCTCGTCGCGATTGAAGCTCCGTAGGCGAACGCCGGTAGGGGTGCGGTACACCTGCTTCACGCGAAGCTGACCGTTGTGGTTGATGGCGTACATCTCGCCGTCGACGATATCACTCAGTGAGTTTTTCCCGACGTTCACGCCAACCGTGGCGCCGTCACGCAGCACGGGCATCATGCTGTTCCCGCCGACCTTCACACACCTCGCGTTGCTGAACTGAACGCCGTTGTGGCGCAGATCCTTCTTGTTGAAGCGTAGTCGCGAGTTCGCGCTTTCCTCAATCGCAAACTTGCCAGATCCGGCTGCCAGTTCGACTTCATGAAGGAAGGGGACGTAGACCTCATCGTCATCGAGCGGGGTTTCATCGTCCCAAGTCTCGATATTCCCTAATTTGACACTAGGTTGGATGCGCTCTTGCTGCACATTGGCTACGGTGGAGACCAGTCGAGAGCTGACCTCACTCGCGTCGAAATTTAAAGCCTTCGCGAGTTTCAGCAGTGCTTCTACGTTCAGCGGCACCTTGCCGGTTGCGTATTGACTGAAAGCACTTTGGCCAGACCAGCCACAAGCCTCGGCCACATCCGCCTGCGTCAGGCTACGCCCGGCAGCTTTTGCAGCTGATTTCCGCTGTTCGTAGATGGCCTTGAGCCTGGCGCTCTCGGCGATTTCTTCGGGGGTAAGGGGGCGGCGTATTTTCATACGAACAAGAGTATTAGCAGAGCTGATATCCAAGCAAACAGCGCTGCTAGTATTTTGTTGCTGATAAAAAGCAGCACTGCTACTATCCATGGCAGATATCAAGCCGTGGAAATTCCATGAAAAAGATCCCTTTGAGCAAATACCTAGATGAGCACGGCACTCAAGCCGCGCTCGCTGCTGCTCTCGGCGTGAACCAGAGCGCGATCTCGCAAATGGTTCGAGCCGGCAGAAGCATCGAAATCACCATTTATGACGATGGGCGCATTGAGGCGAATGAGATCCGCCCGATCCCAGCGCGCCCCAAGCGCACAGCAGCCTGAGGCATTCACCGCTAGCTGCCTGAACAAATAATCGCCCAGGCAATGGCAGGGCGCCACGGAAACAAATTTGAGGTTTTACGAATGGAAGATTTTCTGCGGGCCTGCCAGAGCGCTGTGCTGGATAACGAAGCCAAGACCCTCGCTGCAAAGATGGGCGTTCCGCACGTTGGCCTGCTTCAGCGCGCAAATCCGGACAACGACGCACACCGCCTGACGGTGGAGCACTTGTTCGGGATCTTGCTACATACCGGAGACATGCGCCCTCTGGCGACACTGGCGAGTGAATTTGGTTTCGACCTCGTAGCGAAAGCTGCGCCGGAGCCACAAGCGCTGACCAAATCACTGATTAACGTCGGCAAAGAGGTCGCCGATCTGACTATCGCGGTGCACCAAGCGCTGGATGACAACCACGTCAGTTCTTTCGAGAAAAACTTGATCCGTCAGGAGATCAACCACGTTCGGCAGAGCCTGGACGTGATGGATGCCTCGGTGAAGGCTGCCTGAATCCAGGGCACAAAAAAGCCGACGGAGAAGGTCGGCTGATTCGCAAAACTAGAGAGGCCCGATTATGCAGAGCCAACCCAATTCCAGCAATACCACGAACAGTGTCGCGACACGTTTTCAGAATTCTCAAAACGTGTCGCGAGCTTTTGTCTTTTCCGTTCTCGTCAGGAACACCTGACATGCAGTTCACCGTCACGATCAATCAGGTGAAGGCACTGGAATGGGGGCTGAATTCTCAGCAGGCCCTGCTGTTCGCCTTCGTCTACGGCTGCCCGAGCTGGACCAAGCCAATCAAGACTGACGACGGGATCTTCTTCGCGTTGAGCAAGGCCAAGATCATCGAAGAGCTGCCGTTGCTCACCGATAAGCCAGACACCGCGTACCGCATGCTGAAGGCCTTGGAAGAGGCCGGTCTGATTGAGCTTTCCAGTACTTCGAACATCACGCTGTTCCGACTGACTGAGAAGGCGATCGAGTGGAACCAGAAGCTGGACGGGTCGGAAAAATATCCGACCCCACCGAAGAACGAAGGTCGGAAAAAAATCCGATCTACCTCGGAAAAAAATCCGAGCAAGGTCGGAGAAAAATCCGAGCCAGGGTCGGAAAAATCTCCGACAAATCAGGATACCAATCATCAGGATACCAATCAGGAAACCAGTCAGGACTTGCAGAGCGGCTCCGGCAAGCCGGCCCGCAACCTGGTGCTGGTGGTTGATCGCGTCGATGCTCCACGGGTTGAGATCCCCGCTGACATGCCGGGCCCCAAAGACCAGTCCTGCAAAACCTTCAAAGTCTGGGCGAACTACGCCATGGCCTACCGCAAGCGCTACAGCACCTGGCCGGTGTGGAACGCCAAAGTCGGCGGGCAGCTCGGTCGACTCGTCGACCGGCTCGGTGCCGATGTTGCCCACCACGTTGCCGCTCACTACCTGAAGACCAGCGACGCCGGCGTCCTGCGCAAGTGCCACAGCCTCAACGAGCTGCTGGTCAACGCCGAGAGCTACCACACCCAGTGGGTAACTGGTCAGCGTATCAACGGGACGACCGCCCGCCAGATGGAGCGCACCGAGGCAAACGTCTCCGCTGCCGAGCAAGCCGCGCAAATGGTCTTGGCCAAGCGCCAAGGAGGAGAGCGCAATGAATACCTCTGAAATGAACGATCAGCAGGTCGCCGGGCTCGCCGCTGCGATCTGCGCCACCGCCGAGGCAATGGGTCAGGAAATGAACCCAGGCACTGCCGCGATGATGGCCGAAGACCTCTGCGCTTACTCGGTGCCCGTCGTGAAGGCCGCGCTGAAGGCCTGCCGGTTCGAAGTGAAAGGCAAGCTGGCGATGGCCGACATTCTCCAGCGGGTGCAGGCCGCCGACGGTCGCCCGGGCAAGGATGAAGCATGGGCGATCGCTATGACCACGAATGACGAGTTCGAAACCGTGGTGCTGACCGACGAAATCCAACTCGCGCTGGCTGCCGCAAAACCAGTCCTCGATGCCGGCGACAAGGTCGGTGCGCGCATGGCGTTCAACAGCGCTTACGAGCGACTGGTGGGACAGGCCCGGGAGGACAACAAACAGGTGAACTGGCATGTCTCTGTCGGCTTTGATGCCGACCGCCGCACGCAGGCAATCACCAAGGCTGTACAGATGCAACGGATTCCGCAGGAGCGCGCCCAGCAATACCTGGCCGACTTGAGTGTCGCGCCAGTCACCGAAGACGGCCGGGCGGTCGTTGCGCTGCTCACCGGCGATGTCGCGCGTCCATCTTCGAAGCTTCGGGAAAGACTCGCTGCGGTGAAGGACTCGATGCTCGCCATGCGTAAAGCATCAGCAGAGGAACAAACAGAACTGCGAATTCTGGCAGCCAACGAGCTGGCGGATCGCCGGGCGCTGCTCATTCAGCAGGCCGAACAATTGAAAGCAAGGAGCGCGGCTCAATGACCGATATCACTGACCAGAAAAAGCAGGCTGAGGCCGGCTTCAAAAACTTCCACCGCAGGCTTTGCGAGCGCTTCGGTTACTGCCACGACGAGATCGACTGGCAGCGTGACCAGGTTTCGCTGGAGGAACACATCGCCGCGCAGTTCAGCCATGTCAGCGCTGAGAATGCTGCGCTACGCGGGCAGGTTGGGGCATTGCAGCGCGCTGCTGGCCAGCTCCAGGAGCAGGTCGAGGCTCTGGGCGTGAAGGTGATGCCATGAATCCCGAATACACGATCCGTGACCAACGCGACATCAACCGCCTGGCGGGTGTCCTGCACGCCATCGACCTCAGCAAGCCGAAGGTGGTGGTGATCCGCGATGAGAAGCGACCGGACGTATGCAACCGCAAGATGTGGGCAATGCTCAAGGACGTGTCCGAGCAGGTGGTCTGGCACGGCAAGAAGCTGACCAGTGAAGACTGGAAGTGCCTCTTCAGTGCCTCGCTGGAGAAGCAGCGCGCAGAGCCTGGCCTCGACGGTGGCTTCGTGGTGATGGCCGTATCGACCCGCAAGCAGTCGCAGAGGTGGTTCAGCGATCTGTTCGAGCTGATGCATGCCTTCGGCGCCGAGCATGGTGTGCGGTGGACTGAGCAGGACAAGTGGGGAGGGCGGTACTGATGCGGACTGCCATCAAGGAAGTGAAGCAGAAGAGCTGCAAGGCCTGCGGCGACAAGTTCCGGCCGTCACTCTCGACGCAGAAGGCCTGCAGCGTGAAGTGTGCGCTGGACCTGGCCAAACAGCCGGCGAACCAGCAGGTTGCACGGAAGGCGATCGATCAGCGTGACCGCCGAGAGATCAAGGTCCGCAAGGAGAAGCTGAAGAGCAGGGCAGATCACCTGCGCGAAGCCCAGGCAGCGGTGAACGAATACGTCCGTCTGCGTGACGCGCACCTGCCGTGCATCAGCTGCGACTCGATGCCGAACGACAGCGACCTCATGACCGGCAGCCGCTGGGACGCCGGCCATTACCGATCCGTCGGCGCCTGCCCGGAGCTGCGCTTCGAGCCGCTGAACATTCACCGCCAGTGCGTGAAGTGCAACCGCAACCTGTCCGGTAACGCGGTCGAGTACCGCATCCGGCTGGTGCTGCGCATCGGCGCCGAAACCGTGGCATGGCTCGAAGGGCCTCATCAGCCCCGCAAGTACACCGTCGAAGAAATCAAAACCATTAAGGCCGAGTACCGGGCCAAGACCCGCGAACTGAAGAAGGGGCAGGCAGCATGAAATTGATCAACGCACGTCAAGCGTGGACTGACGCACAGCATGAGTCGAACGCCTCAATCAGTGCAGCGGCGGCCGAGCGGGCAAAATCCGCGACCGTCGTCCGGAAGGAAAAGGCCGCACTTCGAGAGGTCATATTTGCCGCCCAGGGCGAGGACAAGGAAGAGCGCATCATGGCTGTGCGCCAGAAGATCCACATTGCCGAGACGCGCCGCACGCCTATTGGTCGTTCGACACATCGGGCCGCTCACCTGGTGACCATGGGGAAGGTGCAGAAGGCAATCGAGTCGCTGCCGTTCCAGGTGCAGCAGTTGGGGCACTACCTCTACCACCCGAGCATGACCGTAGTGCACATGCTCAACGCCGAGAAGCTGATCTGGTCGGACACTGACTTTAGTGCGCTCACTGATGCCAAGGCCGCGAAGGTGCACTGCCTGATCACCTGCGCCCTGCAGTCCTACAAGGCCGAGGCGAACGGGGGTGTTGCATGGGGCCCAGCTCGGGTGTCTGACGCCATGATGAAGCTGTACGGAGTCGCCATCCAGCCCAAGCACTGGGATCGCGATTGGCTCGACATCTGGAATTTCCTGCGAAAGGCTATTGAGGAAGTAGATATTCAGGCTCAACAACCTGTGTGGCAGGTCATTCATGCAGAAAACTCAGAGAATGCGGCATAAAGGTGTTGCCATGGTGGGGGATTTGATGTACTTTTCCCACACTGCGCAACTTACCTCCAGCGCACGACAACTTCGAAACCCGGCCACCGCGCCGGGTTTTTTATTGCCTCGAATTTACCTGTAGCCAGGACAGCCTTCGGGAAGGCCTGGACGCCGTTGGCCGGTAGTGCGGTGCATCTGAAAAACACCGGCAGCCCGCGCACCCTGACCTCACCATTTGCTTCAGGGTGCGCGAGACTGGATCAGCGAGATCGATGCATTGGGGCGTCGACGTTGAGAAGGCCTTTGGCGGACAGCGCGGAAAGACGCGCGCACCTATTCAGGGCCTCTGCACTCGCAGGAGCTTTTTCGTTTTTGGGCAATGCCCAGGCCACGCAGGCCATTTTTATTTCGGAGTGGCGATGGATCCTACTGACCTCGGCCCAGGCACAGTTACCTGGCTGGGCGGTAGTGCCACGGTGATCTTTGGCGGGCTGCTGTGGTTGCGGAGATTCCTATCGAAGGATGCCGCTGACCGGGCGATGGACAATGCCGATATCGGCACCGTCCGCCGCCTCAATGAACTGCTCGACTCGGAGCGATCCGCCCGGAAGGAAGCGGAGGCCCGCGCCGATCAGTTCGCGAAAGAGCGCAACGACCTGGCCGCCTCAGTTGGCCGCATGGAAGGGAAGATTGAAGCGCTGACCAGTCAGGTCGCCCAACTCACGGAGCGAGTAACCCTGCAGAGCGACGAAATAACCCGCCTGCGGAACAAGCTCGGAGGTGTCGCGTGATGGACAGATGCGCAATGGAATTCATTGCTCGCCGCTGGTGGCGTCGGGCAGAGGTATGGGCGATCGCCATTGTGTTGGTCGCCGGCGGTTCAGTGCTGGGGTATCAGGCCTGCTACTGGTCACTTGCCGAGAAGCAGGCGAACCAGGTCGAGGAGATCCGCAGTGCGTACGCCACGGCGATGAATGAGCGAGACCAGCGCCTGGACGAATTGACCCGGAAGACTGGAACGGCTGCCGAGAAGGCCTCGAAGGCTGCAACCACCGCCACCCAGGCAGCGGACAAGGCGCTCGAAGCGGTTGACCGGGTAAGCCAGTAAGTCGCGACACGTTTCGCGAATCAGCAAATTGTGTCGCGACACTGGAGTCGAAATGACCAACGTAACCCGCCTGCGCCACGCGCTCCCGATGAGCCAGGACATCAACGAAGCGCTCACCGATCTGGATAGCGCGATCGCCAAGGCCATCGACGCTGCCAAGGCTGCCGGCCTGCCTCAGGGCCTGATCGTCGCCGGGCTGCACGGGCACGCCCACGCACAGACCCACAACATGGTGAAGGTATGACCGCAGACATCCATGACATCGCTGAGCAGCGCCCGCAGCTGACGGTAGCGGCGGCTGAAGGTGTCCACGTGATTCCCTGCGACTTGGTGCGCTCAGTGATCGCCGGCGACAAGCCACCGGCAATCCTGACCGAACCGGTTCTGCGCCGGATTATTGAAGAGTGGTTTCAGAAGGTGACGGCATGACTGCGAAGCTCGTTGAGTTCAAGCGTGAGGACTGGCGCGACGCTGCCAAGACCCTGCGCAAGATCGCTGACGACCTCGATGCCGGTGTGCATCCGGAATGTACGGTAGGCGCGCTCACCCTCATGGGACCGAAAGGCGAGGTGACTGTTTTCGGTCTGGGGCCCAAGTGCGACGATCTGCAGTGCCTGGGTGCCATGCGCCTGGGTGAGCAGAAGCTGATTGATGTGCTGCTCGATGGCGGGGAAGGGTAGGTGTGCCGCAGGTGAGTGCGGCACCCGTCTATCACTTAACTTTCAGAGCTTCTTGGATCTGGTCAGCGTAGCTGCTCAGATTGTTCATCTCGTCCGTCAAAATATTGCAATCGGCCGGAGTGCAAGAAGCCTTTGCATGGATGAGCGATAAGGCCGCCGCTACGGCCATGGCGCGTCTGTCTTGGGCGTCTTTCACACGATTGTTGTAGAGATTCAGATCTGTAAAGGTTTGAGTCACGTTGCTACTCCTTCGATTGGATCCATATCAATACCGGCAACACGCCACTATTTCAAGCTGGAGGTGACCCATGGACAGGCCATATCCTCCAGTGTCATTGCTTGAATTGTCTGATCTGTCCAGCGTCGGTATCCGTCTGGCCCCAGCTCCCGAAGTTTGGGAGTGGGTACAGAGCGAAATCCTCGCCGACACCGGCAGCATCTACAACGAAGACCATGCCCATCTGATCGATGCGGACATCCATTTGATGTGGGCATCTGCTGCCTTCACGAAGAAGGGACGCACCGTGGTGGGTCAGGCCGAGCAGGTTGCATTCCGCGCCGGTGGCTGGCAGAAGGCCCGGATGGAGCAGCAGATGCGTGATTGGTTCGGCGATGTGCCGGCCTACATCATCACGCTGGCTGCCGACTACTGCGCCGACTGTTCCGACGCAGACTTCTGCGCACTGGTCGAGCATGAGCTGTATCACATCGCCCAGGCGAAGGATCAGCACGGCGCACCGAAGTTCACCCAAGAAGGTTTGCCCAAGCTTGAGATGCGCGGACACGACGTTGAAGAGTTCGTCGGTGTTGTCCGCCGCTACGGGGCGAGCCCAGCAGTTCAAGAGCTGGTGGACGCTGCAAACAAGCCTGCCGAGGTAGGAAAAATGAACATTGCGAGGGCCTGCGGAACCTGTCTGCTCAAGTCGGCCTGATCCTTGACAGGACCTTGACGGAATAAACCCATATGGCAGCCCTGAAAGATGAGGTGAAGCGCTTCATTGTGCAGGCGTTGGCCTGCTTTGATACGCCGACGCAGGTAGTGCAGGCGGTCAAGGAAACATTTGGTGTCGAGGTGTCTCGCCAGCAGTGCGAGCAGTACGACCCAACGAAACACGCTGGCCGTGACCTTGGCGTGAAGTGGAAAGCGGTGTTTGAAGATACCCGCAAGCGCTTCCGCGAAGAAACCGCCGAGATCCCCATCGCCAACCGCGCCTATCGCCTGCGCGCCATGAACCGGTTCGTGGAGAAGGCCGAGACGATGAAGAACATTGGCCTTGCCATGCAGATCCTGGAGCAGGCCGCGAAGGAAGTTGGCGATGTCTACGTCAATCGCCACCGCAAGGATGAGCCAGACGATGAGCCAGCAATCCCGACGCGCATTCAGGTCGACGTAGTGGATGCGAGGAAGCCGAATGCCGAGCCTTAACGTTCCGCAGTCGCAGTTCCTCCTGTTACCCCACAAGTTTCGCGCATTCGTTGCTGGATTCGGCTCCGGGAAGACCTGGGTCGGGTGCTCAGCGCTCAGCAAGCATTTCATGGAGTGGCCCGGCGTCAACGCTGGCTACTTCGCACCGACTTACCCCCAGATCCGCGACATCTTCTATCCCACGATGGAGGAGGTGGCCTACGACTGGGGGCTGAAGACCAAGATCAACCAGGCGAACCATGAGGTTCACATCTACAGCGGCCGGCAGTATCGCGGCACTGTGATTTGCCGATCGATGGAGAAGCCGCAAACCATCGTCGGCTTCAAGATCGGTCACGCGCTGGTCGACGAGTTGGACGTGCTGACGTCGATCAAGGCGCAGCAGGCCTGGCGCAAGATCATTGCCCGGATGCGTTACAACATCCTCGGGCTGAAGAACGGCGTGGACGTAACTACGACGCCGGAAGGCTTCAAGTTCGTCTTTCTCCAGTTCGTGAAGCAGCTTCGCGACAAGCCGGCGCTGAAGGAGATGTATGGACTGATTCAGGCCAGCACCTTCGACAACGAGTTGAACCTGCCTGACGACTACATCGAATCGTTGATGGAGTCGTACCCCGAACAGCTGATCCGGGCATACCTGAACGGCCAGTTCGTCAACCTGACGTCCGGATCGATCTACCACGCCTATGACCGCAAGCTGAACCAGTGCTTCGACACTGTGCAGCCCGGTGAGCCGCTTTTCATCGGCATGGACTTCAACGTCGGCAAGATGGCGGCGATCACGCACGTCAAACGTGATCAGGGCCTGCCGCGCGCCGTGGACGAGTTGATGGATGGCTACGACACGCCGGACATGATCCGCCGCATCAAAGAGCGCTACTGGGAACACACCGGCAACGACTTCCGGAAAACCTGCGAGATCCGGATCTACCCGGACGCCTCCGGCGATTCGCGCAAGTCGGTCAACGCCAGCCTCACCGATATCGCCATGCTGAAACAGGCGGGCTTCACGGTCATCGCGCCGGCGGCCAACCCGCCGGTGAAGGATCGGATCAATGCCATGAACGCAATGTTCTGCAATGCGCAGGGCGAGCGGCGTTACCTGGTCAATCCGTTTACCTGCCCGACTTACGCCGATGGCCTGGAGCAGCAGATCTGGGCGCCAAATGGCGAGCCAGACAAGAGCCAAGGCAATGACCACGCCAACGACGGCGGTGGTTACTTCATTCACCGCGAGTACCCGATCGTTAAACCGGTCACCTCAATGAAAATGGGAGTCGCCCGATGACGGACGTCACTTTTACCCGTCCCGAGTACACGGCGGCACAGTACCGCTGGCGTTTGGTGCGCGACGTCTGCAAAGGATCGGAAACCATCAAGGCTGCCGGTGACCGATACCTGCCAAGGCCGAATGCAGCCGACACCAGCGAGGACAATAAAGCGCGCTACGAGGCGTACAAGAAGCGGGCGGTGTTCTACAACGCTACCGGCCGTACGAAGCACAGCCTTGTCGGTGCAGTATTCCGCACATGGCCAACGCTGACCGTTCCTGGCGCGCTCGATTACGTGACCAAGGACGTCGACGGTCAGGGTGTGAGCGTCTACCAACAATCCCAATCGGTGATTGGTCACCTGCTCGAGGTGGGCCGCCATGGGCTGCTGGTGGACTACGCCTCAGTCGAGGCTGGAACGGTCAGCAAGGCCGACGAGCTTTCCGGACGCGCCCGGGCAAACATCGCCAGCTACACCGCAGAGTCGATCATCAACTGGAAGACTCGTCAGGTCGGCGGCCAGCACCTGCTGAGCCTTGTCGTGCTGCGCGAGACGGTGGATGTCGATACGGATGATGGCTTCGGCAGTGAGCAGGTCATTCAATACCGCGTGCTGCGCCTGGATCTTGCAGGGCAGTACACGCAAGAGGTGTGGGAAGAGGGATCGGGTAAGACTTCGCAGGTTGTCGCGCCGTTCACGCCACTGAATGGCATGGGGCGGCCGTGGCAGGTGATCCCGTTCCAGTTCGTTGGCAGCGAGAACAACGACACAACTATCGACGATGCGCCGCTATACGACATGGCAGAAGTGAACATCGGCCATTACCGGAACAGCGCAGACTATGAGGAGGCGGCTTACCTGGTGGGCCAGCCTCAGCCGTGGATGGCCGGTCTCGATGAGCAGTGGCGCGATCACATGGAGAAGAACGGGATATTCCTCGGCTCCCGCGCACCCTGGCTGCTTCCGGTAAGCGGCACCTGCGGAGTTTGGCAGGCTCAGCCGAACACCGTGGCTAAGGAGGCTATGGAGTCCAAGAAACAGGACATGGTTTCGCTCGGCGCTCGGCTGATTGAGCGTGGTAGCGCGGTGAAGACCGCCACCCAAGCCGACAACGATAGCGCCGCCGAACACAGCGTTCTGTCGCTGGTGGTCAGCAACGTCAGCGAGGCTTACAGCCAGTGCCTGGCGTGGATGGCCGAGTTCGTGAATGCCTCCGGTGAGGTGGTCTACAAGCTCAATCAGGACTTCAGCCAGATCACCCTTGATCCTACGGTTTTGGTTGCGCTGTTCAACGCGGTGCAGGGCGGCAAGCTGCCGGAAGGTGACTTCTGGCAGTACCTGCGCGATCGCGGCGTGATCAACCCGGAGAAGACGGACGATGAAATCCGGGATGAACTGGAGGCGCAAAGCACCGGGCCGGCCCTGGATGATGACGAGGTGATCACGAATGGCCGCAAACCAAGCAATCCTTGACGCCACGATCCGGCACGCCGTCTTCCTCGAGCAATTGAAGTCGGGGGAGGTGGCGAAGTTCGCGCCGTTCCTCAAGGAGATCGACCGCTCGATTCGCGAGCGGCTGACCAGGGCCGACCTGACGGATTACACCGTCGCTCGGCTTGAGCGGTTGCTGAGCGAGGTCGACAGCCTGCTGCTGGGCATCTTCGACCGGTACAGCGAGAAGCTAAACCTCGACCTGGTGGATATCGCCAACTACGAGGCCGAGTTCGAAGCGACCAGCCTGACCCGTGCGGCACCGGTTGGCGTTTCGTTCGACGCGGCGGTGCCTGGTGCTGCTGCGATCCGCGCTGCAATCCTCACCAACCCGCTAAGCGTGCGCGGTGCGGATGGCGGCAAGCTGCTCAAGTCGTTCATTGATGGCTTCACCACCACTGAGCGGCAACGCCTCACTGGCGCGATCCGCCAGGGCTTCTTCGAAGGCCAGACCAACTTCCAGATCATCAAGAACATCCGTGGCACCAAGGCGCTCAAGTACAACGACGGCATCCTGGCCACCACCAATCGCAACGCCGGATCGATCGTGCGGACGGCGGTGCAGCACGTCGCTACCCAGGCGCGCATGGAGACGCTGAAGGCGAACTCCGATGTCGTGTCGTCGGTGGAGTGGGTCAGCACGCTGGATTCGAAGACGACTAGCCAGTGCCGGACGCTCGACAAGCGCCGGTTCAAGCTGACCGAGGGGCCGAGGCCGCCAATCCACATCAACTGCCGTTCGACGGTGGTGGCGGTGACGCGCTTCAGCGCACTGTTCGCCGAGGGCGCCACGCGGGCATCCGTTGGCGATAGTGGTGCGCAGCAGGTAAGGGCTGACCTCAGCTACTACGACTGGCTCAAGCAGCAACCTGCGGCATTTCAGGACAAGGCCATTGGCCCGATGCGGGCGAAACTGTTTCGCGAAGGCGGCCTGAGCGTCGAGCGTTTCGCCGAGCTCCAGCTTGATCGCAACTTTTCACCTCTAACCCTTGTGCAGATGAAGGCTCTTGAGCCTTTGGCGTTTGAGCGGGCTGGCATTTGACGAGGCGTTTCAAACCATGTAGTCAGTGCATTTCAACTGATAAATGGATGAATCACGATGAGATACCAAACCGTTGAGCTGAATGATCTGGAGGGGTGGTGGCTCGACTATGTTATTGCCGGAGAGGTTTGCGAATATCGCACGAACGTCAGCTGGCGTCCGGGTGGTTATGGTGCCGATTTAACGATCAGTATTCGTAAAGGGCCGTGGAAAAAATTTTCGCCAAGTACGCTGTGGGCGGATGCGGGTCCGCTGATCGAGGAGTTTAGGATATCTCTTAAACATCTCGACCAAGGTGGGTGGGAGGCAAGCTTAGAAAGTGGTGAGAGTTTCAACCATCACTTCCCTTTGATCGCCGCCATGAAAGCCTTGGCCATGTCCAAGGACAAAAATGGTTTTCAGATCCAAATGTACAGCTGATTGATCAGTCCTCATAAGCCCTGCCTAGTGCGGGGCTTTTTTTTGCCCGCAGGCAGGGCCTGCACCTAAGTCTCTGGGAGACAACCAATGCTGAAATTCCAACTGGATACCCTGGATGGGGTAGATGAAGCCGTGCGCGCTCTTTACACCGAGAAGGACGGCAAGTTCGTACTCGGCATTGAAGGTCTGCCGCAGCAAGAAGATGTATCTGGCCTGAAGGCCAAGGTTGATGAGCTGCTCGGCGAGAAAAAAGCCGCCGAGAAGAAGGCGCGCGAAGCTGAAGAGGCAGCACGCCTGGAGCGGGAAGAACTCGCTCGCAAGTCCGGCAACGTCGAAGAGCTCGAACGTTCCTGGACTGAGAAATTCACCCGCCGTGAAGCTGAGCTGACCGGCACGCTGGAACAGGAGCGCGCAACGCTGAGCGGGCAGATCCGGGATCTGACTGTCGGCCGTACCGCTACTGACATCGCGTCTGCCTTGGCTGTTCAGGGCAGCGCCAAAGCCTTGTTGCCGCACATCGAGCGCCGCCTGAGCGTCGAACAGCGCGACGGGAAGCCTGTTGTGGTCGTCCTCGACGCACAGGGCAAGCTCTCGGCGGCAACGCTGGACGAGTTGAAAGCAGAAATCGCGAATGACGCGGCGTTCGCGCCGCTGATCGCGGGTAGCAAGGCATCTGGCGGCGGGGCCGGCGGTGCAGGTGGTGGGGGCGGGGCCCCGAAAGGAAAAATCGGCGGTACCAAAGAGGAACGTACGGCTGCGATTGCAAGCCGGTTCCCAGATCTCCCTCAATCGTAAGGAAATAACTCATGTCCCTGTCGCAAATGCAGGTCTTCAACCAGTACATCATGCCAGCGACTCTCGAGACACTGGACCAGTACCTGGCCGCTTTCAACGCCGCAAGCCGTGGCGCTATCGTGCTGTCTCCGGACGGTTTCACTGGCGACTTCCTCCAAGAGTCGTTTTTCCAGACCTTGGCTGCTGCCCAGCGCCGCGTAGATCGCTACAGTGCCAACGCCACCGTTGCTGCCACCGACCTGACCGAGCTGAAGAACACTTCAGTTAAAGTCGCCGGCGGCTTCGGCCCGATCCGCTACGAGCCATCGCAGATGACCTGGCTGGAACGCCCGACTGCGCAAGGCATAGAGGTAGCGAGCCGCGCGTTCGCTGAGATCCTGCTGAAGGATCAACTGAACACCGCAATCGCCGCCCTTGTTGCTGCGATCACTGCCCAGCCTGCTGCCGTCAACGATGTTTCGGCTACTGCCGGCATTACCTATGCCGGCTTGAACAACGCGCATGCCAAGTTCGGCGACGCAAGCCAGAACCTGGTCACCCAAGTGATGCAGGGCACCAGCTATCACAAGTTGGTGGGCCAGAACCTGGCGAACCAGCAACAGCTGTTCCAGGCAGGTAACGTCCGGGTTGTGGACATCCTCGGCAAGATCTCTGTCGTGACGGATGCTCCGGCTCTGATGCAGGCCGGTACTCCAAACAAGGAAATCATCTTGTCCTTGGTACAAGGCGCCGCGCTTGTCCATGACGGCCGCGATATCATCAGCAACGTCCAGACCACCAACGGAAAGGAACGCATCGAGACCACGCTGCAGACCGACTATACCTTCGGCCTGGGTCTGAAGGGTTACACCTGGGATGTCACCGCCGGCGGCAAGTCTCCGACCGACGCCGAGCTGTCCACCGGCACCAACTGGGACAAGACCGCCACCAGCATCAAGCACACCGCCGGTGTTGCTCTGATCGGTGACGCCTCCAAGTAACCCCGTGATGTCCAAGCCGGGACGTGTGCCCGGCTTGGTGGAGATGCAATCATGAACAACAAAATTTGGTATCTGCCCGGTCCGTTCCACCAGTATCTGGAGGACGTGAAGGCGCTGGCGAAGGAGCGCGGTCTCCGAATCATCGACGCGAACGTCACCGAAAGCCGCGAAGGTGAGGCACACGATGTGCCGGAAGTGACGTTGCGACAGGCCGACTCGGCGCCGGTGCTGCTGGTCGCCGGCAGCGGTGGCGTTGACGGCGTTGCGCTGCAAGAGCTGATCGACAAGTTGAACGCGGAGCGCGACGGCATCGTGTCGCTGATTGAGGCTGCCGAAGGTTTGTCGGACCTCGAGCACCCGGGCGCCGGCGAACTGCCGATCCGCTTGTTCGGTGCGCTGAAAGCCCTTCATGAAGGATTTGAAGCGCTCACAGGCGAGGTTGAAACTTTACGCGCCGAAGTCGAACGCCTCAAAGTGGCCGCTGAGCCGGTCGACAATGCCGAGAAGATCGCCGGACTCAAAGCGCAACTCGACGCGGCCAATGTGCCGTACCGGGCGAATGCTTCGGTTGAGTCGCTGGAGAAGGCAGTTTCGGAACTGCCGAAGGCCTAACAACTCGGGCAGCCGGTCACCGGCCGCCCGATACCAACCCACACAGCGAGCTGATTCATGACTCTCATCATCGAGGACGGCACCGGCAAGCCTGACGCCGAAAGCTACGCATCTGCCGAAGACCTGGCCATGTACGCCGTGAAGTTCGGCGTGGTTATCCCGGCGGAAGTACCAGCACAGGAAGCGCTGCTGCGCCGTGCCGCACTGGCGATGGATGGCATGACGTGGAAAGGTCGGAAGACCAACAGCGAGCAGGCCCTGTCCTGGCCGCGTCGGGGCGTCGAGTTGGATCGCGAGATCAAGCCAGGCAACTACCTACCGGCGCGGATCCAGTACGGCCAGATGGCGCTGGCCGCCGAGATCCATGCTGACGATATCGACCCGATCGAGAAGCGCAAAGGCGCGGTAACGCTGGAACGAGTCGAGGGCGCGGTAACTCGCGAGTACGCGACGATCCCGAACACCAGTGGACGACTTTTGCCGGCGGCGCCGGATCGGCCGAGCGCCACTCAGTTTGCTGATTACCTCCAGAAAAGGGGGCTGTTTGCTGTGCGGGCATAATCGGGCGTAGGCTTGCGACTCCATCAAAAAGGAAGTCGATATGGCAGAGCATCAGATAGTTAGAAAACACCCGACTCAGGATGAAAAAGACGCTTGGGATGCTTATGCCAGCGCTGCTCTTTCCTCGCTTGTTGCTATAGGGAGCGAGCCAAATAAACTGGCGGCTTCAAAGGCCGCACAGTTCGCTACCTTGCTACTCAACGAGCGTAGAGAGTTGTTTCCTGAGAAAAAGGCGACGGCTCGAAGCGTGCCTCTCAAGCTTTAACTCAAACTGCCCAGCCATCGCGCTGGGCTTTTCACATCTGGAGCCAACATGGCCTTCTACGACGAAATGGCCGTGATGGCTCTGGAGATGATCACAGAGTTCGGCCAGCCGGTGACCATCCGCGCAACAACTGTCGGAGAGTACGACCCGGAAGCCGGATCGGCACCACCAGACAGCACCAAAGAGCAGACCGCCCAAGGCATCCTGCTCGACTTCACCGGTCAGGAATTCCAGAACAACAGCCTCATCAAGCAGGGCGACAAGAAGCTCAAAATCGCCGCGCAGGGGCTGGAGTGGGTTCCGGATCTGCTGAACAAGGTGATCATTCAGGGCCGCAACTGGTCCATAGTGCCGCCGCTGAAAGAGGTGAATCCGGCCGGCACACCGATCCTGTATGAATTGCAGGTGCGGTCATGAGCAGGGCGGGCGCTGGCCAATCTGGCAGTTTCGCCCTGAGCCTGGCTGAGTTTGCAGCCCAGACCAGTGAAGCCATCGACGCCAGTGTGCGCGAGATCATCATCGAGCTGGGTAGCAGCCTGATCCGCACGTCCCCCGTGGGTAACCCCGAGATCTGGGCGGCGAACGTCGCTCACCGGCAGGCGAACATCCGGGCGGCCGACGACTACGACTTCAAGTTGGCCGTCCGGAACACGCTTATAAACCTGGATGAAAGCAATTTCACCAAGGCGGGGAAGCTGAAGCGCGGCGTGAAGTACGCCAAGCCCCTGACCAAAACCGAGCGCGATCAGAACTTCAATGTGAACGGCTTGGTCGCGGGCAAGGACTACGTCGGCGGCCGTTTCCGGGCGAACTGGCATCTGTCCATCGGTGTTGTCGAGAACGTCACATTCGACGATGTGGACCCGAGCGGCGCCGAGACCATCGCGGCCTTGGTCGCTGCTATCAGCGACTTCACCGCAGGCCAGATGGTCTACCTCATCAACAACTTGCCCTATGCGATCCCGCTGGAGTTCGGACACTCGACCCAGGCCCCGAGCGGCATGGTCAGGGTAACCGTGGCTCGCTTCCAGCAGATCGTGCAGGAGGCCATCAGGAACAATCATGTATGAGCCACAACATCATCGCTTCGATCTACGAGGCCAAACTTATCGCGTGGGCGAGGGCGCTACCGACACCATTGAAGGTGGTCGTTGAGAATGAGGCCTACAGCCCGGGCGACAATGACACGTACCTCAAGGCTTTCACGCTGCCAGGAGATACCGCGAGCAACACTCTCGGAGGTGATCATCGTCTGTACACCGGCGTTTTTCAGGTGAGTATCGTGTCTCCATCAGGGAAATATCGAGGCCCCGCAGGAGCCATTGCCGATCAGATCGCTGCACTGTTTCCCGTGAATGAGCGAAACACAAAGGGGACTCTGACTGTGGTGACAATGACACCGGTCGAGCAGGGCCCCGGCATTACCGGCGACTCAACCTACACCGTCCCAGCCTCGTTCACCTATCGGGCCGACACCAACTAATCCGCCCATTGGGCAAACCCAGAACCCGCCATTGAGCGGGTTTTGTCATTTCTGCAAAGAGGAAACCCCATGAGCGTCAAAATTCCCAACGGCACTACCTTCGAGATTGCGGCGACGTTGAGCCTTGCGAAGCCGTTCACCGCCATCAGCAACGCCAAGCCGGCAGTGCTCACCGCAGCCGCGCACGGTCTGACAGATGGCGACGTGATCGTCATCGAATCCGCCTGGGCGAAGTTGAACGGTCGCCCGGCGCGCGTCATCGACTCCGACACCGGCGAGTTCGCGGCGGAAGGAATCGATACCACCAGCGTGAAAAATTACCCGGCCGGTTCCGGCGCCGGCAAGGTTCGCGAGGCTTCGGGCTGGACGCAGATCTCGCAAATCACTGAGCCGGCGGCGAACGGTGGCGAGCAACAGTTCCTCACCTACGGCTTCCTCGAAGACGACGATGACCGTCAGCTTCCGACCACGAAATCGGCCAGCAGCATGACCCTGCCGGTGGCGGATGATCCAGCCCAGGCATACGTCGCACTCGTTGAAGCGGCTGACGAAGACAAAGAGCCGCGCCTGATCCGCGCAAATCTCCCAGGCGGCGCAACGATCTACTACTACGCCTATGTTTCGATCACCGCGACCCCGACGTTGAGCCGCAACAACATCATGACGCGGACCATCACTCTTTCGTTCGCCTCCCGCCCAACCCGCTACAACACCTAAGGGGTTCTTATGCCGAAGTTTTCCATCGCGCCGAAGCCGACGTTCACTGTCGATGTGGCGATCCCCCAGGTCGGCGGCAAGCCGGCGATGGTGCCGTTCACGTTCAAATACCGTGACCGCACTGCACTGGCTGAATTGTTCGACACCTGGAAAGAAAGAGCAGAGGCGATCGGCGAGCGCTTCAAGGGGACTGAGCCGACGCTTTCTGAAATTACCGCCGCAGAGGTTGAGCAGGGTGTCGACCAGATCAAGGAACTGGTCGTGTCCTGGGGCTTCACCGACAAGCTCAGCGATGAATCCATCACAGCACTGGTGAAGAGCTGCGTCGGTGTATCGGATGCCGTGGTGAAGGCCTACAGCGAAGCTTTCGGCAAGGCTCGCTTGGGAAACTGACCGCCGCCGCCCGTGCGCTCTACGAGCCCGAAGGATCGGCGGAGCAGATGGCCTTGTTCGGCTTCTCGCCGGAGGACTACAACGAAACCATCGAAGTCTGGCCAGACAACTGGCCGTCCTTTCTCGTCATGGATGCGATGGGAACCCAGTGGCGCACTGGCGCATGCGGCGCAACCGGGCTCGATTATGGCGTGCTACCCAACGTGATGAGGTTTGTCGGCATCCCGGCGAAGGAGCGCCCGAGTGTTTTCCAGGATATCCGCGTCATGGAATCGGAAGCCATCGCGGTTATGGCGGAAGGCCGCGACAACAGCCCGTAAACACGGGCACTTATTCAAGGTGAGTCGATGAACATTTCCGAACTCGGCATCAAGATCGACTCGGCCGATGCAATCGAGGCAAAAACCAGCCTGGATGATATGGCGAAAGCTGGCGGCCGGGCCGAGCAGTCCGCCGTTTCGCTGATGAACGAAATGCAGGCCCTGGAAAAATCGCTTTCGACCAGTGCCAAGACCACGCAGGATCTCGCGAAACAGCGTGATGCGCTCGCGAAACTGACCAAAACCGGCGCATATGGCGAGGCTGAGGCCGCGAAGATCTCGGCACAGCTCGATAAGCAGCAGGTGGCCCTGGCCAAGTCGGCCATGGACGAGCAGAAGGCGTTGAACAGCCTGCTGGGTGCCATTGACCCGGCCCGCGCCGCACTGGCGAAACTGGATACTCAGGTCGAGCAACTGGGCAAACACCTGGATGCCGGCCGGATCAGCCAGGACGAGTACAACTCCGCCCTGAGCAAGATCGACAAGGACTACGACAAGCTCAACAAAACAACCACCGGCTTCGACAAGCTGCGTCTTGGCACCCGCCAGGCTCAGGAAAACGTCGTTCAGCTGGGAAATGCGCTGTCGTCTGGCGACTGGGGCAGTGGCGTTCGTGCGGTTGCTCAGTTGGGCGCCGGTGCAGGCGCCGGTGCTGCTGGGTTGCTCGCGATGCTTGCGCCAATCGCGCTCGCCACTGCGGCGGTTGGTGGGCTGGCATACGCTTTCTACAAGGGCAGCGAGGAGCAGGACAGCTACAACAAATCACTGATCCTGACCGGCAATTATGCCGGCGTGAGCGCCGGGCAGCTGGGCGATATGGCTCGCCAAGTCAGCGCAACCGTCGGCACCACCGGTCAAGCCGCAGCCGTGCTGGCGCTGCTGGCTGAAAACGGAAAGATCGCCGGCGAGAGCTTCACCGGCATCACCCAAGCTGCCGTGTCGATGCAGGAAGCAACTGGCAAGGCCGTCAGCGAGACGGTGGCTGAGTTCGCCAAGCTCGCCGAGGACCCAGTCAAGGCGTCCGCCGCGCTGAATGAGCAGTACCACTACCTGACCGCCTCGGTTTACTCGCAGATTGCCGCACTGGAGAAGCAGGGTGACCATGCCGGCGCCGTGAAACTGGCGACCGAGCAGTACGCCGATGCGATCAACGAGCGTACGCCGCGCATTCTGGAAAATCTGAGTTTTTGGGAGAAGGGCTACAACGCCGTCGCACGGGCCGCTGACGGGCTCAAGAACATCGGTCGACCGGATATCAACGCCGATATCGAGCAGGCCCGGCGCAACCTAGAGTATGCCCAGTCAGGCAATGTCGGCCTGTTCCAGAACAAGCAGGAGATGATTGATCTCTACCAAAATCGTCTCAACATGCTGGAGGATCAAAAGGCAGCAGAAGCCGACATCGCCAAGTGGCAGGGAGAGCAGGCAAAGGCCCAAGGCGATGCCGTTTCGTCGATGGCGAAAATCGACGCCCTTACCAAATCGGCATGGACGAACGAGCAAAAACGCACCGATGCGATCAAGGAGTACAAGCGGCAGCTCGAAGACATTCGCAAGGTGGCGCCGAACGATCCGCGATTGAATCAGGCGGCGATCGACAAGAACCTGGCGAACATAAACGACCAGTTCAAGGATCCGAAAGCCGCTGGCACCCAGGTCGATCTGACCGGTTTCAACAACGCCAAAAACAATCTGGCGGCCATCAGCGAGGAGTACAAAAACGCCCAGAAGGAACTGGATGCGGCGCAGAAGGCCGGGCTCGTTTCTCAGGCTGACTATGCCCTGAAACGCGAAGCGCTGATCGGCAACGAGCGAGACGAAGTGACCGCAGCCTACGAGGCAGAAATCACCGCGCTGGAAGCCGCCAAGGCGAAGAAAACCACTTCTGCTGCGCAAAGCATTCAGCTCGATCAGAAGATCGCCGATGCGCGAGCCGGGATGGTCAAGGCGCAGAAGGAGGCGGACAGCCAACTTGAGGTTCTGGCCACGAACGAGACCGGTCGCCTTGCTCGACAAGAGCGGTCGATCACGACGTACGTGCAGGCCTTGGCCCAGCAGCAGAGGGCTCTGGAATTGGCGGGACAGCGCGCCGTTCTCGGCGTCGGCCAGGGCGATCGTCAGAACGCGCTCAACAACGAGCTGAACAGCCAGCAAGACCGGTTCGCTCAGCAGTCGCTGGAGCTCGCAAACCAGAAGTCCGATCCATCGCGGAATATGTCGGAAGAGGAGTTCACCCGTAAGTCGCAGGCGCTCGCCGACGCGAACAAGGCGGCTACGGACCAGATCCGGCAGAACTACACGGACGTGGAAAAGGCACAGGGCGATTGGACCAAGGGCGCGACGTCGGCCTGGGCCAATTATCTGGATTCGGCCAGCAACATTGCCGGCCAGACGAAAACCTTGTTCGGCAACGCCTTCAGTTCGATGGAAGACGCGATCGTCAACTTCGCCATGACTGGGAAGCTGTCGTTTGCTGACTTCACCAAGTCGATTCTGGCGGACATGGCGCGGATCGCGACTCGGCAAGCCAGCTCGACATTGCTGAGCAGCTTGGTCGGTGCCGCAACCAGCTATTTCACTGGCAGTGGTGGCGGTAACGGGCTGGCGGCTGGATCCGCTGGCGCAACGTCGTCGAATCTCGGTGCGTCTTCGGCTGGCTACTCCGGCAGCTACTTTCCTCAGGCGCTCGGCGGCGCCTGGTCATCCGGCGTGCAGATGTTCGCCAACGGCGGCGCCTTCACCAACAGTATCGTCAGCACGCCGACCGCCTTCGGGATGGCCGGCGGCCAGTCTGGCGTCATGGGTGAGGCCGGGCCGGAGGCAATCATGCCTTTGACCAGAACTTCCAGTGGAAAGTTGGGCGTCATCGCGGCCGGCGGCGGTTCCGGCACTGCAATCAGCATCAGCGCACCGGTGACGGTGGTCACTGAGGATCGTAGCTCCGAAGGGATGCAGATCGACCAGCAGGCACTGTCGAGAAACCTGCAGTCGCAGATGCAGGCCGTGGCCGAAAAAGCTGTTGCTGATTCTTGGCGGGCTGGCGGTACGAGTTTTCGAAATGCAAACGGGAGGGCCTGATGGCGATTGAGAAATTCACTTGGCCAACCGAGCGCGGAGAAACACCCGATATCAATTATCGGGTACGCACTTCGAAGTTCGGCAATGGCTACGCACAGAACGTCGGCGACGGCCCGAACAACAAAGAAGACTCCTACCCGATCACCTACGCCGGCCAGAAGGCCAAGGTGCTGGAGATCATGGCGTTCCTAGATCGGCACGCCGGGGCGAAAGCGTTTCTCTGGACAACACCGATCGGAGAGCTCGGCCTGTTCACCTGCAAAAATCCTGCTCCCACACCAATGGGCGGCGGCGTCTTCAAACTCACCGCCACGTTTGTGCGGGCATTCCAACCATAAGGGGCAATCATGCCGCTGATCAGTGACATCCAGGTGCTTGAACCTGGCAGCGAAGTGCTGCTCTTTGAATTGGACGGCACGGACTACGGCGCGGATGTTTTGCGCTTCCACGGGCACGCGATACCGCACACGGCTGCCGAGTTGATCGCCGCCGGCGACGACGCGGACCAGCTGCCGGCGAAAGCGATTTACTGGCAGGGCAACGAGTACAGCGCCTGGCCGATGCAGATCGAAGGCATCGAGGCGAACGGCGACGGCACGGCGGTTCGGCCCACGTTGTCGGTCGGCAACGTCAATGGGCGCATTACTGCGCTCTGTCTGGCGTTCGAGGATCTGCTCGAGTTCAAGCTTACCATGCGCCATACGCTGGGCACGTACCTGGACGCGGCGAACTTCCCGGCCGGCAACCCAACGGCAGATCCAACCCAGGAGACGATCGAGGTCTGGTACATCGACCAGAAGACGAACGAGGACGGGGAAACGGTCAGCTGGGAGCTGGCCAGCCCGGGCGACGTCGGTAACGAGTCAATCGGCCGGCAGGCTACGACGCTTTGCCACTGGTGCCTCACCGGCGGATACCGTGGGCCGAACTGTGGCTACACGGGCCCGTACGTGACCAAGGACGGCGTCGTCACTGACAACCCTGAGCTGGACGAGTGCGACGCCACGCTGGGCAAGGGATGCATTCCACGCTTCGGCGAGGGCAACCCGCTGCCGTTCGGTGGCTTCCCGGCCGTTTCGTTGATTGCACGGAGCTGACATGCGCAAGCACATTTTGAATGCGATCCAGGCGCACGCGGCAGCCGAGTACCCGAAAGAGTGCTGCGGGCTGCTGCTGGGCGTCGGTCGCAAGCAGCAGTACTACCCGTGCCGCAACGTCTCGACCGAGCCGAACGAAGAGTTCCGGATCGATCCCGAGGAATACGCGGCGGCCGAGGACATCGGCGAAGTGATCGGCGTGGTGCATTCGCATCCGGACGCCACCAGCCGCCCGTCCCCGCGCGACCTGGCCATGTGCGAGGCAACGGCCATGCCGTGGCACATCATCAGCTGGCCCGAGGGCGACTTGCGTACCGTCATGCCTTCCGGGGAGGTGCCGCTGCTCAAGCGGCCATTCGTCCATGGTGCCTGGGACTGCTGGCAAGTCTGTGCTGACTGGTACAAGCGCGAGTGGGGGCTGGAGTTCGAAGCCTTCAAGCGCGCAGACGGTTGGTGGGAGAGCAAGGACAACACCAGCCTGTACGAGGCGAACTACGAAGCCGCCGGCTTCTACCGGGTCGACCAGCCGCAGCGCGGCGACATGATCGTGATGGAGGTGGGGCGGACGGTTTATCCAAACCACGCCGGGATCTTCCTCGGCGCCGATCCGACACTGCCAGGTGAGGATGCCGCGACGTTCGGCTCCGGCCCGTTCCTGCTGCACCACCTGTACGGAAGGCCGTCAGAGGTCATTGTCTTCGGCGGGCCTTGGTTGGATCGAACTCGCCTGATTCTCAGGCACAAAGATGCACAATCGAACACATAACGCGGATTCCCCGAAGGAGTTGAATATGCATTTGAAAACTGAAGTAGCTGCCAATGGCAAAACAATTGTTGCCGGCATCGGTGTTGGGTTGGCCTCCAGCCAGATGCTGGTCTCAGCTGAGAAATTTGGTATCGCGCTGCCGAAAGATTTCGGTAAAGAGTCGCAGGAAAAAGCCGACCTGCTTGAGCGTCGGCTTTCAAGGCTGGAACAGGCGTTGGGGCTAGAGCCTATTTGTGGCCGTTGAAGAATTGGGTTATGGCCTTCACGTCCGGTGCCACGCCAGGTGCCGACGGATAAACTTTGGCCACCTCCAGGGCGTAGTCTTGAGCAGCCTCAATTGCCTCTGTTCCTTGAGCGGCTTTGAGCTGGCTTGCCAGTCCCGAAACGATGCAGCTAAGGGTAATGATTGAGGATCCAGCGTAATCAAGGGCGTCTTGTAACTGCTTGCTCATTTTCACTTTCCTTGCGTTATCCGCGCCGAAATTGGCGCAATCCCAGTCCTTGGGCTTGCAGGCAAAGGACTGGGGAATCCGTTGCGTGAGGGCAAGAGGCTACTATTGGAGGCAGGAATGGCGTTACTGGGGTTGCATCCACGCTGGATACCTGGACAGCGATTGCGATTGGAGTGGATGGCATGACACGATCAGTGACATAGACATGGTGCCAGGAGGGTTCAAGATGTGATCAGCGCAGAAGAGAAAAGGAATCTTTGCATTCAAGATATGGGGCCTGTGCTCGGCGCAATGTATTGCGACCTCAACGATCATCTTCTAGAAATTCTTTTGGTATGGAGACAATACGAGCAATTGTTTGCAGTAGACCAACAGACGGTTCAACTACTTAACAATTCAGCACCAGCGTTTTTTGGCGTGGTACAAGCACAGCTATGGGACAGCGTTATGCTTGGAATCTCAAGGTTGACCGATCGCCCCGTTAGCTTCGGAAATAAAACGTTATCGATCCAAGCTCTTCCAGACTTGATCAACGACGTACAAGTCAAGGCCGCGGTCGAAAATGCCATAAGGCAAGCAATCAGCGATGCTGAATTTGCAAGAGCTCACCGGAACAAGCGAATAGCACACAATGATCTGGTCCACGTACAGGACTCCGCGGGCAATGCATTACCGGGCGCAAGCCGGGCGAAAATTGAAGCGGGCCTAAAATCGATCATCACTGTGCTGGAGATTTTAAATGGGCATTATCGGGAATCGACGATGCTTTACGACGATATGATCTCTGATGGCGGTGCCGCACGACTGGTTTATTTATTGCGGAAGGCGTGAGATGCAGTATGTAAAATCCCGGCCCAGTGCCGGGCTTTTTCATTTCCGTCCAGCCCAGTGATATCGTTCACCCTTTCCCACAGGAGTGACCTGCATGAAATTGATCGTAGGAGCGCTGGCGGTAGCGCTGTTGGCTGGGTGTGCGACTTCGCCGGTGCCGTCTGGAGAGGCTGACCCTGTGCCGAGCTCGCGCCTGTATGCGTATCAGAAGCCGGCCTCCGGTGACGCAGTCTTGATCGTTACCCGTGATTCCGGCTTTGTCGGTAGCGGCTGCAACACATCCGTGAGCATCAACGGGCGAAAAGCTGCCGAGATTGGTTCTGGTGAAACTGCAACGTTCTACGTCGCCGCCGGTGAGCACATCGTCGGCGCATCATCATGCGGTAGCGGGCTTAAAGAGCGAGAAGCCAACATAAAGACTGGTGCCACCAAGAAATTCAGGATATCCATCGACTCATCAATGAGCATGGATTTATCACCCACAATGCAATGACAAAGCCGCCCACGGGCGGTTTTTTTATGACCGGAGAGAGCTGTGGCAGCGACGGCAAGCAACAATTCAGCCATGACAACCATTCTTCTATCAGGCCCCCTTATCAAGCTGTTTGGTCGAGTCCATCATCGCGAGCTTGGCAGCAAGTCTGTGGGCGAGGCATTCAAAGCGCTGAAGTGTACGATCGAAGGATTCGAAGGTGCCATTAAGGATCTTGAACGGAAAGGAATGCGCTTTGCGATTTTCAGAAACCGGAAAAACGTGGCTGAAAAAGACTTCGGTCTCGGCGGTACCCATGAGATTCGTATCGTCCCCGTCATTTCCGGTAGCAAGCGAGCAGGCCTTCTCCAAACGATCATTGGCGCAGTTCTGGTCGTGGCCGGCTCGTACTTCGGCCAGCCCTGGGCTGTGCAGTTGGGTGCTGGACTGGTGGCTGGTGGTGTGATTCAGATGCTCAGCCCTCAAGCGAAGGGACTCAAGCAAAGCGCATCCCCCGAGAACGCACCGTCCTACGCCTTCGGCAGCGCCAAGAACACCACGGCCAGCGGCAACCCTGCGCCGATCTGCATCGGCGATCGCCGGTGGGGCGGGATGATCATCTCGGCCTCGATCCTGGCCGAAGACAAAGTGTAAGCAGGACAGCAGAACACCAACCGCCCGTGAGGCGGTTTTTTTATGCCTGGAGGAAAGCATGGGCGCAGCGGAACAGATGGAAATCCACGGCGAAAAGGGCGGCAGCAGTAAGCCGAAGTCGCCGGTCGAAGCCAGCGACAGCCTGCGCTCGACCAACCTCGCCAAGCTGCTGATCGCCGTGGGCGAGGGCGAGTTTGACGGCGTACCGACCGAATACGACATCTACCTGGACAACACGCCGATTCGTGATGCTAGCGGCAATTACAACTTCCCGGGTGTGAAGTGGGACTGGCGCCCGGGTTCGGTGAACCAGTCGTACATCCCGGGCATTCCAGCCGTTGAAAACGAGACTTCGCTGAACGTCGAGCTGCGCAGTGATGCACTGTGGGTGCGCTCGATCACCAACACCCAACTTTCAGCCGTGCGGATGCGTCTGGCCTGGCCGGCGCTGCAGCGGGCAGACGACCAGGGCAATGTCGGCGGCTACCGGATCGAATACGCCATCGACGTGGCCACCGACGGCGGCGCCTACCAGCAGGTGTTGGTGGACGCGGTCGACGGCAAGACCACCACGCGCTACGAGCGCTCGCGTCGCATCGATCTGCCGGACGCCACCACCGGCTGGCAGATCCGCGTGCGCCGCCTGACGCCTAACCAGAACAGCAACAAGATCGCCGACACCATGCTGGTGGCCGGTTACACCGAGGTGATCGACGCCAAACTGCGCTACCCGAACACCGCTTTGCTCTACATCGAATTCGACGCCGAGCAGTTCACCAACATCCCGGCCGTGACCGTGAAGTGCAAGGCCCGGCGCTGGATGGTGCCGAGCAACTACGACCCGATCCTGCGCAGCTACACCGGGACGTGGGATGGCTCGATGAAGTCAGCCTGGACCAACAACCCGGCGTGGATCACCTACGGCATCTGCACCAACGAAATGTTCGGTCTGGGCAAGCGCATCAAGCCGTTCATGGTCGACAAGTGGGAGCTGTACCGGATTGCCCAGTACTGCGACCAGATGGTGCCGAACGGCCTGGGCGGATTGGAGCCTCGCTTCCTGTGTGACATGAATCTTCAGGGCAAGGCCGATGCCTGGTCGTTGCTGCGCGACATCTCCGCGATTTACCGAGGCATGACCTACTGGGCTCAAGGCCAGCTGGTGATGCAGGCCGACATGCCGCGCGCGCAGGACTTCGACTACGTCTTCACCCGGGCCAACGTCATCGACGGGAAGTTCTCGTACGGCAGCGCGTCGGCGAAAACTCGGTACACGCGAGCGCTGGTCAGCTACGACAACCCGGCGAACAACTACGACACTGACGTCATTCCGTTTGCCGACCTCGAGCTGCAGCGTCGCTACGGCGATCGGCCGACCGAGCTAAGCGCGATTGGCTGCACCCGCGCGTCCGAGGCCCAGCGCCGGGGCAAGTGGGCGATCCTCAGCAACAACCAAGACCGCACCGTGTCGTTCAAGACAGGCATGGAAGGCGTGATCCCGTTGCCAGGTCACATCATCCCGGTGGCGGACTCGCTGCTGGCTGGGCGGGAGGTTGGTGGACGGATCTCGACGGCGTCCGGCCGCGTGGTGACGCTCGACCGTGACACCCTGGCCAAGGCCGGTGATCGGTTGATCATCAACCTGCCCGGCGGTCGTGCCGAAGGCCGGACCGTGCAAAGCGTAAACGGCCGCGCCGTGACGGTCACCACGAACTACAGCGAGCCACCGATCGCGCAGCTGCAATGGGCACTGGATGCCAACGACCTGGCGATTCCGCTGTACCGCGTGTTGCGCACTAAGCGCACCACCGAGGGCGACTTTGAAATCAGCGCGCTCCAGTACGACCCGAGCAAGTTCGCCTACATCGACACCGGTGCCCGCCTGGAGGAGCGGCCAATCAGCGTAATCCCGATCACGGTGGTTCCGGCTCCGGCTAGCGTGACACTGGTATCGACCTCGTCGGTCGTTCAAGGCCTGGCGGTAGCCACCATGACCATCAGTTGGCCAGCCGTTCCGCGCGCTGTCGGCTATGACGTGGAATGGCGCAAGGACAGTGGCAACTGGATCAAGCTCCAGCGCACCGGCATGACCAACGTGGACGTGGTCGGGATTTACGCCGGTGCCTACGTGGCCCGTGTCCGAGCGGTCAGCGCGTTCGATATCACATCGATCTGGCGCAACTCGATCCTGACCAACCTCAGTGGCAAGCAGGGTCTGCCGCCGGCGCTCAGTTACCTGACGGCGACGCCGCTGCTGTTCGGGATCTACTTGAAATGGGGTTTCCCTGCCGGCGCCGAGGATAGCCAAAGGACGGAAATCTGGTACAGCCAGACCACAGACCTTGAGGCCGCGACAAAACTGACCGACCTGGCGTACCCACAGAGCGATTTTTCCATGCTCGGCCTGCGCGCTGGCGTGACGTTCTACTTCTGGGGGCGGATCGTCGACAAGATCGGCAACATCGGGCCGTGGTATCCGATTGGCATCGGCGTGCAAGGCCAGTCGAGCTCTGACGCGGCGGCGATTCTGGAAATGATCGCCGGCGAAATCGGTCGCACCGAACTGGGTCAGGACATCCTTGACGAAATCGACAAGATCCCGGGGTTGCAGGCGCAGATCGATGCGCTGGATGCGCTCAAGGGTTACGACCCGCAGGAGACCTACGAGGAATATGACCTGGTTGTGGTGGGCAAGCGGATCTATCAGGCGATCGGCCCTGTGCCGCTCGACACACCACCGCCGAACCCGACGTACTGGCTTGATGTCGGGCAAACCGTGCAGGCGGCGAACGGACTTGCTCAGCAGGTCGCTACCAACACCTCCGATATCACCGAGCTCGACGGCGTGGTCACCGCGCAGGCGACTTCGTTTCAGGCGCTGCGCGCATCCTACCGCGATGACAGTGGCGAGGGTGACGCGCAGGATGCTCTACGCGGCTGGAATGCTACGACCAGCTTTGCCGAAGAGGTGAAGGTCCGGGCCACGCAAAACAGTGCCCTGACCCAGCGCGTGACCACGCTCGATGCCGAAGTGGGTGAAAACGCCGCAAACCTCACCGAGCTAGAACAAACAGTCGCCACCAACGAAGAAGCCACGGCCACCAAGATCACGCAGTTGACCGCGACGGTTGGCGAAAACACCTCAGCCATTCAGGAAACGGCCGAGGCATTCGCGGATCTGGACGGCAACCTCAAGACGATGTGGTCGGTGAAGATGTCGGTCACTGCGAATGGTCAGTACGTGGCGGCCGGCATCGGCTTGGGCATCGAGAACGTGAACGGTGTTTTCCAGAGCCAGTTCCTGGTGGCTGCTGATCGGTTCGCCATCGTCAACACGATTGCCGGCGGCGCGATCTCGGTTCCGTTCGCGGTTCAGGGTGGCCAGGTGTTCATGAATTCGGCCTTCATCGCCGACGGCACGATCACCAATGCGAAGATCGGCAGCTACATCAGCTCGACCAACTACATCGCCGGCGTGCAAGGCTGGATTCTCAACAAAGACGGAACGCTGGAGATCAACGGCATCGTCCCAGGCCAGGGGCGGCTGGTGATCAACTCGCTCAACGTCTCGGTCTACGACGCCAATAACGTGCTGCGTGTCCGTCTCGGCTACTTGGGGTGAACTATGGCTCATGGAATGAGGGTCTGGGGCGCGGATGGCGCGCTCCAGGTCGATGAGAACTCTTTCACCATCAGGGTGTTGTTCTCGACGCTCGTTACCTTTGCTCTTGGGGCGAACAAAGGGAATCAGGATTTCTCGGTTCCCGGCGTTAGTCCGAGCAACGGAACGGCAATCGTGGTTCCCATCGGCGCATACACCGACTCGCAAATGCAATTTGAAACCGAAGTCCTCGACGGCTTGGTGCGTGTGTACAACCACACGCGCACCTACGCAGCGAGCTTCACGTCGGCCGGCACTATGCGCTTAATCGTAATGAGGTGGGGTTGATGGCTTCTTTTGGGCTCCAATACACCAACAACACCAACACAGTGGTCATCGATTCCGAGTTCGCCAGGCTGATGGTGATTTCCACTGGACGTTTCGCGCCGACGGAAGAGGGCGGGCTTGGGTCGACAACCTATTTCGTCCGGCCCGTGACGTCTCAGGAACCGCCGCTGGTCTTTGTTCGGCCCGATACCGTCGGTGGGGTTGCCGGCCTGTGCCGGATGCGCCTGATCGGATCGGCGGGTAACTGGGTTGGGTTTTATGTCCGGGCGTACGACGCCAACACCGCGCAGCCGAACGGGCGCTACTTCGTTGCAGCGTTCGCGGCGCAGCCAGTCGCGCAGTACGGCATGCGGCTTTGGGACGGCGCGGGGCAGCTGTTGTTCGATTCTGGAACACCGAACGCAACATTCACGCGAGCATTCCAAAACTGGTCATATGTGAAGTCGGATATGACCGCGCAAGGCCTGTACCGAAACTATTACTCGGTGCCGTTCAACTTTCCACAAAACGAATACCTGCTGATCAACAACTTTGGAATGGCAATGACCGCAGGTAGTGCTGTTCCTCGTGATCTGAGTTGCTGGTGGGACTTTCCCAACGCCACGCTATACGCGGTTACGGTGGCTGTTTCGAATCCTTTTGCCTTCTTCCTGCCTGCAGTCTTCGCAAAAATTGCCGCTTAACCCTTAAACAAGGAAATATCCATGTCCTGGTACAAATCGGGAACGGTTTCTGTCGCCCAAAATTCCAATGCGGTACTCGGCGTCGGCACGGCCTTCATCGCGAATGGTCGGGTCGGTGATGCGTGGATCGGCCCAGACAGTGGGCTGTATGAGGTCACCAACATTGCGAGCGACACCGCGCTATCGATTTCGCCGCCGTACAAAGGTGTCACCGTCACCGAAGGCAATTACGCCTTGGCGCCGATGCAGGGTTACTTGAAAGACACCGCTGACGCGCTCCGACAGGCTTCTCTTGAGGTTGGGGGTGCGCTTGATGGGCTGGAAGAAAGTGTGCAGTCGGCATCTGAATCGGCCGCTGCTGCGCTTTCATCCAAAAATGCTGCCGCGCTTTCAGCAGCCAGTGCAGTGGATTCGGCGGCCGGGGCCCTAGCTTCGAAAAATTCTTCTGCTGCATCCGAGGGGAATGCAGCCAGTTCAGCCGGTGCAGCACTAAGCTCGAAGAATGCTGCCGGCATATCTGAAATTAACGCAGGTCAGTCGGCCGGGGCTGCCCTTGCATCGAAGAACGCGGCAGCGGTCTCTGAAACGAATGCCGCCGCTTCTGCCGCGACGGCGGCCGCATTGGGCGTCGGCCGGGGCTACATCGACGGGCTGACACTCAGCTGGGTTTCTGCGACGTCCATCAGCGTGGGAGCGGGCAGCGCTTACATTCCCTCGGTTAGCAAGGTTGTCAGTTATGCAGGCGGCACGTTCACGCCGTCTGGCGCCGCCAATAGCTTCATTCACATCTACCTGACTGCTGCCGGAGATATCGAGCAGGCCGCCACGGTGCCGTTGCGCTACTACAACCAGGCACACCAGAAAACTGGAGACAACTCACGCCGTTACATTGGCTCTCTGCTGGTTGGTGCGGCGAACAACGTTTACAAGTTTCACCATCACCCGCTCGATTCATCGATGAGCTACACATTCGGCAACCCATCGATTGCACCATTCCGGATTCTCAACGGGGTAACGGGGATTGGCAGCGTCAGCGCCTCGGCGAGCTGCCCACCGACTGCCCACACCCTGATTGGCTCTTTCCAGACAAACGCAGGCGGGATCGCGCAGTTCACGCCGTCCGACGCACTCACCTCTGTAAGCACTGGCTGGCAGGTTTTTGTGTCCGCAGGCACGGTTCAGACCGGGAGCTGCCGAATCGCCGATGACCGGACGATTTCCTATTACACCTCTTCGTCAAACCTGGCCTACATCTACACGCTTGGCTACTACTTCGACAGGTAACGAAAATGCCATATGCAATTACAGTCACCGGCTGGAGAGCGATCAACCCGGACATGGAATTGTTGGAGGGGGAGACATTCGCCGACGAGATCCCGCAGTGGCTTGCTGATGCAAGCGCTGCGGCGGATGCCCAGCGCGAAGACGCGCGCATCGAGGATGGATGGCGAGCTGCTGAGATTTTGGAGATCAACGATCAGTTGATGGCTCTGGAGGAGGGCGCAGTGGCTCTTCCTGGTACGCGTGAACAGTGGCTGGCCTACCGAACTCGGGTCAGGAACTGGAAGGAAGGGGCCGAGGGATTTCCTGAGCCAGCCAACAGGCCGCGGCGACCATTCGCTTAAACCACCCCGTAACCCGCCATTGAGCGGGTATTTTTTTGTCTGGAGAACTGTATGCCTGTTACTGAAAAAGACCGAGATGTCCTTGCGCGCACTCTGTGGGGGGAGGCCCGCGGTGAGAGCCTGGCTGGCCAGATCGCCGTGGCCTGGACAATTCGCAACCGTGTAAACGATGGCAAGGCCTATTCGTGGTGGGGCGAAGGGTACGCCGGCGTTTGCCAGAAGCCGTACCAGTTCAGTTGCTGGAACAAGAACGACCCGAACTTCCCATTCTTGAGCGGTGCGCGACAGATCCCTTTCCGCGAGTTGGCCCAGGCGCGGATTGCCGCTGACCAGGTGATCGACGGCAAGGTTTCAGATCCCACCGGCGGAGCCACGCACTACTACGCGCTCAGCATGAAGACTCCGCCAGCCTGGGCGGCGAAGGCAAAGCAGACTCTGAGGTTGGGCGGACACGTGTTCTTCCGGGACGTGCCGTGATGGTCGTTCCGTGGAAGATGGTCGGCGCAGTGCTGCTGGTGCTGGTTGGAGCGGCCGGCGCCTGGCAGTTCCAGGGCTGGCGCTACGGCAAGCAGTTGGCGGAGCAGGCCAAGCTGCACACCGAAACCCTGAATCAGCTGACCATGGCGGCGGCCACCGCGCAACAGGCCGAGCAGGACAAGCGCCTGGCGCTCGAGCAACGGCTGGCGGCCAGTGACAAAACCCACTCCGAGAAAATGACCAATGCTAAAAAAGACCAGGCTCTGCTGCGCGATCGCCTTGCCACTTCTGATCTGCGGCTGTCAGTCCTCATCGATGCGGGTTCAGCCGGTGGCTGTTCAGTGCCTGCCACCACCAGCGCCGGCGGCGTGGATCATGCAACCGTACGCGCCCGACTTGACCCAGCGCATGCTCAACGAATTGTCGCCATCACCGACGAAGGTGACCGGGGGCTGATTGCTCTCCAGGCGTGCCAAGCCTACATCCGGGCTCTGAGTGATGGCTCGGCGCTATTGTTGCGGGGTGAGCATCCGTGACCCATCATTTGGGTTCATGCTGATGAAGCGGTGCCATGGACAAGCAACTGGCTGGATATTCGATTGTACTGACGATCGTCTGGGTTTCAGCGGTTCTCGCTGTCATGTATTGGATGTCGAACTGAAGGTAATGGGTGGTCGATGTGGAAGGCGTGGTGCTGGGCGAGAAGGCACGAAAAGAAGCGGATCGGCTGCTGGCGCAAATTGTCCGCGCAGATTCGATGATCATCGCTGTGAAGGCGGGGGCACGGGCGGATGGCTTCGTGCTTGGGCTGGAAACCAGCGGAGCTTTGCGCGCCGGCGATGCTGAAAGGCTGTACATCATTTTTGAAGCAGCTCTGGTGGAGCGTTTGAAAACTCTATCGCGAGGTTGATCAGTCGAGTGGTTTGATCAGCTGTGGTCCCTGATTTCGAACGTTCCCCACCGCCCGGTCAACCTTGAACCACTCGAAAACCTCAGTCGGCTCACCCTGGTGCAACACCATCTGCTCGGCACGCTCTTTCGGTGTTGCAGGGTCTAACCATTCTCTGGACAGTTCCGGCGACAGGGCTACCGGCCGCCGGTCATGAATGTCGACCATGCCGCCAGCACTGTCGGCGGTGATGATCACAAAACCGTCATGCTCGCTGGGGCCATGCTCTTCATTTGGGTACTGGCCGATCGCGGCGCAGAGGATTGGTGATTGATCCCGGTGCCTGATCAGGTAGGGCTGCTTCTTCGGGCCACCTTCATCCACCCATTCAAACCAGTTGTTTATCGCGATGATCGCCCGGTGTGGCCAGATGGCGCGGAAGAAAGGGCCGTGGGCGACTTTTTCGACTCTTGCGTTGATCGGCGCGGCGCGATCCTTGGCCCAGTGCGGGCGCCATCCCCAGCGGACCATGTCGGCATGGAGGGACTGACCTTCCTGATGGAAGAGGGCAAGCTGGGCGGTTGGCGCGGCGTTATACCGCTCGAACGATTGCTCGCCGGTTGAGTTGATCAAAGCGTTCGGTATGCTGAGCGCCGCGACGAAGTCGTGAATTCCGCTGTACTGGGAGAGTCGTCCGCACATTGCCAAATCCTCGCATGAGCTTTCAGCGTAGACCCGCTGGTGCCGGCTTTGTCACAAAACCTTTTCCGCCGCAGGTCTGGCAGTCATCGCGCGCGCCAAATCGATCCAGGCACACAGGGCAGATGCAGAACGCTGCGGATTCGATATGTGGCCGCACCTTTTCAAACGCCTGCAGATCGCGTTCTTCCTGTGCGACTTGAGCAGCATCCACCAGCGCACGGTAGGTGTCAGGGTCATCAAGGGGCCGGAAGTCGATGCCTCCGATTACCCGTTCTGTCTCGATCAATTGGTAGCGCTGCCCCCGCATTTCCAGAGTCAACCCTGAAATCGTGCCGACATTCCGGGAGATTCCCAAGTTCAGGTGTATTCCTTCCGGGCCTGAATACACTTTTCCGTCATAGGCGAAGGATGTGCCGCGCGGCGTTTCAGTCGCGAAGTTGAAGATTGAGCGGCTGATCGTCCCCAGTAACTTCCCGTTTTCGAGTTGCACGACGTCATAGGTCGAAGCTCCGCGGTAGTGGCCTGTCGAGTTTTGAAGTTCCTCGACCGCGTGCCAGTAAGCAGCGTCTGCCATCTCGTTCATGTCGAACTGTTCAAGCTGGTCGATCAGACCCTCTGCATGCAGCGCCTCGGCCATATCACGGAGATTCTCCCGGTGGCCTTCCGGGTTTTGCATGCGGAAGTCGTGGTCGCCGAGAGTGGCGCGCCATCGCTGTAGTCGGAGGGATTTGGCTTGGTCGAAATTCATTGAGACAAGGTCGCTGTACAATTGCTGTATGCATGTACAGTAATCGAGTCGCTGAAGGTGGGCGAGTGTGAAGCGACGAGCTGTCAGTCAGGCGTCATCAACACGGCCAGGGTCATCTTGATGAATTCCTCATTTCGATCGATCGCGCGCAAAGATTCGCGAACGTTTTCCGCGACGTCGGCGGACCCGCGCTGTTCCACCCAGAGGGTAAGCTCCATGATGGCGGCCTCGAGGGCGAGCTGGTTTTCGTTGATTTTGAAGAGCAGGGAAGGGAGCAGATCAGAATTGGACATCGCGGTTTCCTCCATGAAAGAGCCCAGCGTAGCACCGTGTTACATGAAGAGTGATTTATGTTCGGCAGAACGCCGTAGAAGGGATTGAAAAGCTGCTAGTTATGGAACGCGTCCAGAATAGTTATGGAACGCTTCCTGAGTTGCGCGGAATTTTTAGAACGCCAGAAACGACAAAGCCCTGAATAATCAGGGCTTTGAAGTACTAAATATGGCGGAGGCGATGGGATTCGAACTCATGGACCTGTTACAGTCGACGGTTTTCAAGACCGTTGCCTTAAACCACTCGGCCACACCTCCGTTTGCGTTGCGGGCGCCATAATACCTGAATGAAACA